CTACCGATGTCCCGGCAGGTAATGAAGACCTGATCGGTGGCGGGCAGAGCGTTGCTGCCGCCCAGGCGCTGCAGAGTGTTGGCCAGCCAACGGGGCGCGGCCATGTCGAAATGACGTTTGCCAGCATCGACTGAGCGTCGAGCAGGATCGCAATCGCAGAGCATTCTGTCTCGCGCCTCGAGAGTTCGGGGCGCCTTTGAGAGGCTTCTCGTCGTCTCCAACCGCCCTGGCCATTCCCCCTGGCCGGGGTTTTTTCTGTCCCGCCGGTCCGGCTTCAACGCGCCGTCGAGCGGATGTGCCGGACGGCGGAATTTGGTTGCGATGTCCTCGGATGGAGGCGACTTGCGGATCGGGACGTTCGGGCCATGCGCGGCGATTTCGAGGCGCGCGGCGCCAAGTCCGGGGCGTCGAGTTCAAGTCATCGGGATGCTGGCCGATAGAACAGTCACCAGACGGTCTGGGGCGCGAGTTCAGTGCCGGTAACCGGGCGGATGTCGATTCGTATCCGCTATGGGTTTGTGTCGCTTCCCTGCGACGACTTCGACCTGGTGCATATGGCGTCTCTTTCCGTGTGCCACCGGGTCGCTTTTTCTTCCACATTTCGTCCCGTCACGCCCACCAGAAGGTGTTTTCTGGGCTCATCCTCATGGCAGAAAACCGACAGCCCGGCTGCATTACCGAGGTACCGATCTGGCTCGGGGTATCGTGCGAGAGAGTCGAAACAGGTGGAAATGAGGGGAGATGATTATTGATTGATGGTCGGTAGCAAATCGGAAGATGGTGCCCGGAGTCGGGCTCGAACCGACACGGTGTTGCCACCGAGGGATTTTAAGTTCGTTTTGAACTATGCACGGGCTGCGCTTGCAATGCGGTCTACAGCAATATCAAACACTTAGGCTCTCGCTATATTTCCAATCAGTGCCATGGCAGCATGTTCTATGCGACCAAACTGCGACCACAGAGCGTCACGCGCCAAGCGACCACGCTTGGCAGGTAACGTTCGGAGGTGGCGATATGCATCACGTAGTGCATTAGGGAATGGAGAGTCGAGCGCCCATCGAAGAAGTTGAGCGATGCGGTGGTAAGGCGAAGGTGGGAACGGAGTTCGATATCGTCGACATGTCGCACATTGTTGAGCGACGTGAGGGCAAAGAGATCCCTGCTCGATTTAGGGCGAAGGTTACCGCAGTTGGAGAGCACCATTGCGACTACGTGGTCCTGCATCAATTGCGTTGATTCTTCTGTCGTTCTCAGCTTCAGCAGCCACCCCAGTTCACGTCACCGATGTCGTGGACGGCGACACGATCCGCGTCCGCGTCGACGGCAACGTGCCTGGCTGGGACGTGTTCGACGTGCGGCTGATCGGCGTCAACACTCCAGAAAAGCGCTCGCGCTGCGATACCGACGAAGAAAGGGTGACGGAGAGAGAGATGGCCGCGCGCGCCGAGAACTATGTGCGCGACCGGATTGATGAGGCGGGGACCATTGAGGTCGACCGGGAGGGAGAGGATTCATTCAATCGAGCCCTGGGCGTCGTTCTGCTCAATGGCCAATCGCTCAATGACGATCTGCTCAAGGAAGGGTGGGCGTTGCCGTACCGTCCAGGTACCCATGGCAAGCAGTGGTGCGGTGATGCGCAAAAAGACGCATATCCCCTCAAATAGCTGAATTCATCTATTCGACGGCGACCCAGCAATGCCTGATACTGTCTGGATATACAGTATTGGGAAAGCGTTATGCGCCAGAATTCCCCACCTGAAACCATTGCGGTCGAATGCCGGCATTGCCTCGCCAGGGAAAGCGCCGACAGCGTCGGCGATATCACCGGGTTCGTGTTGAGTGTTGACGGCACTCCGGTCCATTGCCGGTGGTGTGGCGGTGATACCGATTCGTTGTTCGGTGACGAGCCGTGAACTATCGAGCGGCGCTTGAGCGCTGGGCAGAGAATCGCCGGAACCGGGACTGGAACGAGGGCACACCGCCCCACGATCAGTGGATCGAGTATCACGCGACACACGCGCAGTTCGTCTACAGCGGGCGCTGCCGAATCGATCAGCTCGACGATGACGACATGCTGTCAATCGGCACGCACGCGCACGTGCTGATTGACCCGGGCCGGGCGCAGATACGCTTCCTGTTCTGGCGCCCGGCGGCGGTGGAAGCTGAGTGGGGCCCGCGACGGATGGACCTTATCAGTGGAGAGGCTCGGATGCATCCACTCTAAGGTCAAGTGCTCCCAGAACACGCCCACTATGGAAACGACGAGCTTGTCCTGTCACTCTACGGCTACAGGGATCTATCGACGGTAAGGCAATTAAATGAGTAACCCCGATTTTTTATGCATCGGAGCACAGAAGGCCGGCACCACATGGCTTCACTCGATGTTAGACCAACGCCCCGACATACACATGGGGCCATTCAAAGAAACTCACTTCTTTAACCACAGGTTCATACCCGAACATAGAAAGTGGACGCGGTGGCACGTACGGATGGGGGTGAAAAAAGCGCTCAAGGAGCATCTACGTACTGAAGGAGCGCCAAACCACTCATATTTGGCATTATTATCGGAACTAGTTGATCCGAAGTTAATGTTTTCAGACGAATGGTACAAGCGCTTCTACTCACATAAGTCCGGGATTGAAAGAATCTGTGGCGATATAACTCCTGAATATTGCGCACTGCCAGCTCATGGTATTTCTTATCTAAAGGAATTCTGCAGAACACCAAAAATAATATACATTATACGAGATCCATACCAACGAGCACTGTCGCAATTAAGAATGGCCGCAAGTCGAAAGTACAAAAACAAGAGGATAGGGATAGATTGGTTATCTTTGGTGGATGGCACCCCTATAATGCATAGAGGTGACTATCGGAGCTACATCCCAAACTGGGAGTCAATTTTCGGCACTGAAAACATCCTTTATATTCCATTTAAGGATATTTCAAAAAACTCAAAAGCAGTTATGACAGCTGTAGAGAGTCACTTAGGATTAAGTCCTTTCACCTATAGCGTAATGTCGAGCCGCGTGCACGCAACGAGGTCTGCTAGGATCCCAAGAAAAGCACGCAGGCAAGTTGAGGTGTTGGTTCAGGATCAATATCCATTCCTGCGTTCGAGGTTCGGCGAGGAGTTTCTGAATCGAATTTAGATCCTGAGCGTCAGACTTTCCCACGTCACCGCGCGTGCTTCCCGGGCCGTCTCCGCAAGCTAGATCATCCATTCTCCCCGTCGCCGCATTGCATAGTACTTCAGCGACGCGGCATGGCAGGTCTCCGGCGCCATTGCGGCCTTTCATAACCGCTAATAGAACCGGCGATAATCGAGTCCCGATAATTCCGGGCGCTCCTATCCTCTACCCCTCGGTCGATACTTCATCGCTAGCGCCAGAATCGTCCACCGGTTCTGTCGCAGGCATCTTCAACCTCAGGTCGATCCACCGCCCGTCGGGGATGTCGACCGGATCACCAGCCACAATCATCGCGGTCTCGTAGTCGAACCGTCGGCCGAAGGTGCGCACAGTGATAGTGCCATCGTCGGCCGTTTCGGTCTCGACGAAGCAGAGCCGGTTCCCATTGACGTCCTGCGGGATCTCGATCGTCCATCCATCATCGGCGAAGCCAAGCGAGCCGCTGACGGTGTAGAAGCCGATGTTATCGTGCGATGCTGTCACACCCTCGGCTTCACTATTATATGCGCCACACCCATCTGCGATGAAGCCGTCTCCGAAAGCATACTCCGCCTCATTTGCTAGCCTAAATATTGGAGAAGCTGATTTTAGAAATCCATTAGAATCAATTGTGGTGTTATTGGTCGAATAGGCGTAGCTCCATTCTCCGTAGCCACCTGATGTAGCATATCTCCAACAAATTTTTCCAGATCCGCGACCGATCGCTATTTGCGATTTATATCCACCTGGTGATCCGTTAGCTCCGATCAGAACCATTCCAGACGTTTCACCTGGGGGAGGTGTACCTGTAGTTGTCCCGTTAGAGACGTTATAAAAATATACTCCTGTAGGATAGGTTGTATCGTCTAAATTGTTGATCTGTATGCCGCTATTAAGCCCCCATCCCTGCTTGTTAATTTCCGTGAGCGCTGCGCTAGAAAAACCAATCCCGGCGCGAACACTCGCAGCATTCCCCAACTGCCCTGCATTGACGGCGGCTTCGATGGTCGAGTAAAGCGATAGCGATTTGAGAGACAATGCAACGCGTACCGCCGCCGCTTCTCCCACTCCAATCTGATCCAGCGTATCAGCACCGGCCGCGAGACCAAGACTTTCCCCCTGCGCGATATTATCCAGCGCCATTAAAGCTTTAGCTAGGTCGGTGTACTTCAGCCTCTCTGAATCAACCTCTTGAATAAGCAGGTTGACCACCTCATTGAGCTGATCCTGATTCGATGCTGTTGCCATGTTTCCTCCAGGCATAAAAAAACCGCCTCAAAGGCGGTTTATAACTGAATGATTCGATCAGCGGATGATTACGGCCGCTGTTGGCAGGCAGCGCCAGTGATCGCCGCAGCGCAGCCTGACGTGATCGCCGATTTCACCCATGGTGAAAATCGGGCCTGTGAATACTTGCCCGTCGGGGGTGATCCCAGTGAGGTGGCAGTAGCCCTCATTACCGAGCGCGCCGTCGATATCGCAGCGCTGAACCTGGGTGAGTGTGACGGGGACGTCGTGATAGCCGCTGCTCGCGCACCCTCCTAGCAGCAGCAGAGCAGCCATGCCGATTGTCTTTTTCATTATGATCATCCGTAGTTCGCAGGTAGCCGACTCGTGTCGATGACGATCAGCTTGTTGTCGATTTTCTGCAGCAGGCTAAAACCCGCCGAGTTCCCGTAATCTCCGGAGAACACATAAGACACAACGGCATTTCCGCCGGAAATCTTGACTGCTTCTTTATGGGTAGATGGCGCCCCGCCTTGTCCTGCTTGATTCCAGACCCTATTGAGTGTTTTGGCGATGGCCCGATTGCTGCCTACGGTTCCGGCGGTGTAGGTATTGGATCGCGTCGGATTGCCCGCTGGCACATTGAGGAAGTCGACGACATCCATCAGATACCAGTCGCTATGGAAGACGACGTTGCCGCTACTGTCGTAGACCTCCACGCCGCTATTCCCCCGTGGAGCAACCCACTGATCGAATATGTAATACTGTATCTGCGCATTTACACTATTACACGTTAGTTTTAGATAGGTCCGGCCATTGCTGCCGTAGGGTAGGAACTCACCCTTTGGCCTGACGATCTCCGCCGCGCACGCCGTCGAGCTCTGAATTGCCGCGATGGGGTTGCTGTAACCGGTGATATCCAGCATCCCGACGTAGTCATTGAGCCCGAACGTGTTCTGCGAACATGTCAGCTTGCCAGCGCGCCTCAGGCTGTAGACGATCGATTCATCATCGATCTGCAGCACGTTCCCATCGTGGGTGAAAACCTGGAATCCGGCTGGCATCAGAAAATCCCATAGTTCAGGTAGCTATCCCCGGCCTGTTCGCCGTAGCCGACGGTGGCACCATTCCAGGCGCGCACGGTGTCGGCGTCCCATTGCCAGCTAAGCGTGGTACCCGAGAGCGTCACATCCGGCCCCAGCGCTGCCCAGCCGTCATAGAACGCCTTGGCATTACCACTAGGGGTGAAGAAATAGAACAGTTGGCCCTGGCCCAAGCGGGCGTCAGTCAGGCTACCGTTCAGCCCCGAGGGAATGCCGCCGGATCCTGTGAGCGAAAAGCTGGGGAAGTAGACCCGCCCCAGCACTTTCGGCAATCGGGTGGTGAGATCCAGTGCGAGGCCATTGGCGTTCCAGGTCTGAAGTCCTACCGGCATCACCACACCCCCATACGCACGCGCAGCGCTCCGTTCGAATCCCTGACCGTGGCCAAAGGCCCTTTGATGCTGAAGCTGCCGTTATCCTCGGCATTCAGTTCGAACGAGCCATCGGAGTTGAAGGCAAACGCAGGACGACCATCCACGGTGACCGGAGAGCGGACGCGTTGGGCGATCAGGTTGGCGACATCGATGTAAGCCGCTTTCAGCTTGTCGCCATCAAACACCAGGTTGCCGTTAGAGGACCGCAGCTTGGTCACGACCAGGGAGTCGATCAGCGCCTCGGGAATCACGACCCGCCCATCGGACACGACGAAGGCCGTCACCAGCTCCCCGGAAACCGGGTTGAGGATCGCGAACTGATCGGCGATGGCGATGATCTCGGCAAGCTCTCCGTCGACCTGAATGCCGAGCAGCGCCTTGTGTCCATTGACGGTCACAGTGGTTACGGCCTGAGCGATGATGCCGGTCTCCGGATCAACGATCGCCGACACGCGCTGATCGACTTGAGCGATATTGCCGTCGGCTTCCGCACGGTATTGATCGACGCTCTGCGCCAGCGCGCTATCGGCCTGGCTGAGCGCGGTCAGTCGGTTGTCGACTGTCGCCTTGTTGCCGCTGAAGTCAGTCGAGAGCGTGTCGACGCGCTGCGAGATCGCGAGGCGACCATTGGCCTCGACGATGCGGTCTGTATCCTGCTGCGCCGCGCCGTTCATTGCCTGGGCCCGCAGCCCCAAATACCGGATTGCCTGCATCCGCTCTTCGCGCTCGATGATCTGCTGCAACTCATCGATTCGGGCGCCCTGGTCCTCCGGGTCAAGCGCGTCAACTTGCGCCTTCAGATCGTCGATGGACTGCTGCGCTTCCGTGATTGCCTCGTAGCTCTCGTCCAGGCCGTTCTGGAATTGATCGGCCAGGCCGCCGGGGCGGTAGATGTCGTCGTTGACCGCCGAGATGACGTCATCGAAGTTCTCGCTGGTCGTCACTGAGACGGCGAACCAATCACTGGCACCATAGGCGTTGATGCCCCGGACCCAGTAGTAGAGCTCCTGGCCAGGCGAGCGCCCGGTGTGGGTGATCGTATCGCCACGGCCGAGATATTCGGCATCGCTGAATACGTTGGTCACACCCCAGCGGTATTCCCATGTCCCGCCGCCCAGGCTGTCGCCGTCGGCGAGCACCGGCACCAGCAGCACGTTGGTGCGGTCGACCTGGGTGATAACCCGAGCGGGCTGCGGAGGATTGAGCACGCTGAATGCGATCGTCGCCGGGCCGGACGTTGATTGCAGGCCACGCGCATTGACGTTGGCGGTGTAGTCCCCGGCGCCAAGTCCGGACAGGGTGCAGGTCGTAGCGCCGCTGGGCGTCTTGGCTGCCTGGACCACCTCGGTGCCGCGCAGGATCACGACGTTGTAGTCGATCGCGGCATTGACCGGGTCCCAGGTCAGCCGGCCTTGCACGACCTCGCCGATAGTCTCGACGGTGTAACGCAGATTGGTCGGCGATCCGATGCCACCGGTAGGCGTCTGGATGATCGACAGGTAATCGAATGGCTCGCCCACGGCATCGTCGTAGAACTCGGGCAATTCCTGGCGCACGACGACACGCACGCCTTCCTTCGCGGAGAAGCGCCACTCAAGCACTTTAAATTCGCCGCTAACGTTGATCGTCGGGAGATCCACGTTGATCACTCGACCGGGGCGGAATTGGTAACCGGCGTGATTGAGCGGGATCTCGAGCTGACCGCCGGCGCGCTGCCGGCGCAGCTTGATGTTGGCCAGGCGCTGGCTCTGGTGGGTGTTGGGCGAAAAGGGCGTATCGAGGGTGTCAGTGTTCTCGCCGCCGTCCTCGGCCACCCACTCATCCACGGTCACGGTGGGGTAGCTGGTTTCTTCCCATAGATCGGTGGGGGAGTTCCATTTACCGGCGACGCTGTTGATCGCGTCGCGGCGGCTGACCTCCGTGCGCCCGGTGACGCTGCCCACCACCATGTCTTCGGTGATCGTGGCCACGGCCGGCCCGTAGTAGGCGCCGACCTCGACGCCCCAGTATCCGCCGACACGCCGGGTGGTGCCGCCGAAGTTCTCTTCCAGGCTGGCGAGCGTCTCATCCTTGCGCTGATCGGCTTTGTAGACGCCACCGATGGCGTAGCGCTTGCGGTAGACGCCGTCCGGGTCGGCGACGCTCTCGTCGGCGATGTTGGCCGCCGCGGACCATGCGTCCCAGACGATGAACTGATCAGTGACGCCCAGGCGGTTGCGAACATAGTCGAGGGTGCACAGCACGGCGTTGTCGCTGTAGCCGGTCTGGCCGGTGCGAGGGTCGTAGATGTTGCGGTTGCCGCGCACGACGAAAAGCAGATCGGGAATGCCGGTTGCGAACTTGTCCTTGTCGAACGTCAGCGTAACGCGCACCCAACTGACGCCACGGCCGACCTGGCTGTCTTTCCAGTCAGGGCAGTTGGCAAGCATGAAGGGGTCAGGCGTCGAGCGATCGACGTGCAACTCCCAGTCGACGAGATTGCCGTATTGGCTCACGGGCTCCTGGTTGACGTAGATCTGCTCAATGCCGTCGATCTCGCCCTCGGCGAGCAGGTAGGCAAGGTGCAGCTTCTCGCGCTTGGCGCCGTCGCCCGGCTCCTCCTGAGCCCAGAACAGCACGCCGCCGGTGGCGGTACGGCCGTAGATGAAGTGAGCGGGCTCTTTGCCGCTCCGGATCGTCTGCTTGGTGTTGCCGGTGTCGCTCGCAGCCTTGGGCTTGTCGATGCCCGGCGCCAGGATCTTGCTGATCGGCTTGAAGACGGCCGAAAACACCTTCGAGACGGCATCAACCGCTTTTGACATCGTCGACTCTCCAGTAAGCGGTGGGGCGGGCGCGGGTGATCGATACGCCGTTAGGCGTCATGGCCCATATCTCGCCGGCGAACAGCACGCCAACGCATAGGCCGTCGGGCGACTCGAACAGGCAGACGTCGCCGCGTCCGGCGAGCGCGGGCCCGATGCGGTCGAAGTGGCTGTCCAGCACGGCCTCGATGCTGCCGTGGCCACGCTTCACGGCGGCGAAAGCGCCCCGGCGGGATCGGTACTTGCCGCGATACGGGCCGGACGGGTCGACGCCGCACACAGCGATGCAGCAGTCAGAGACGAAAAGGCAGCAATCCAGCTCGCCCCACGAAAAAGGGCGCCCGGAGGCGCCCTTGATGGTCTGCTGTAGCCGCGTGGGCCAGTCGTGATGTCGCATCGCTACCTCGGATAGCTGAAGCCGGGAGAATCCTTCTTGGCTCCCCAGTAGATGGCCCAGTTGGCGAGCTGGGCGACGGCGTACAGCAGCCGGTCGCCGCCGTGCCGCGCGCGGTGGCTGTTGTCCGACCAGACTTCGGTGCCTTTGCGTTGCCAGAGCACCATCTGGTCGGTCAGCTTCACGCTGATGGCGTTCTCGTCGGCGTTGCCGCCGTAGGACAGGTCGGCGGCGTCCATCAGACCGTCGAACAGAACGTCGGCGACCAGCTCGCCGTCTTCGCCCAGGGCAACCAGGTAAAGCCGCCCGGGGCGGTCCCTGCATCGATCCTGGAGCGTGTCCTTGGCGACATCGTTGTCCCAGCCGGAGAGGGTGAGCGTGACGCTGCCCGGGCTGGACGAGCCGCCCTGGTCTGCCACCTCGCCGACTTTGCCCAGCGTCCCGATGCCGGTATACGTCTGGCCGTTGATGACCAGCAGCCCGGTGCCGGTGTGCGCCCGCGCCGGGCCGTCCTTGAACTCGAGCTCGGCGGCGTAGAGGAGTCGCACCTGCGGCCTGGCCATCATCTCGATCATGGATTCGGAGTAGGGGAACGCGTCCATCAGAATGCCTCGCGGGCTTGCAGGGTGATGCCGGCTTGGCCGACCTGGCGGCGGATTGGGTTGCCGCTGCTCGCCAGCCGCATGACGCAGTACGGCGAGGCGTACTCGATCGGCGCGGCGCTGGCCGGCGCTTCCCGGATCCACATGTTGAGCGGCAGCAGGGCGTCGCCATTGGCATCGCTCTCCACGTCTTCTGGCATCTGGAACATCTGGTCGGCGACGGTGATGTAGTCGCCGGCGCGCAGCACCAAGCGGGACGCTTTCCAGAGGCGCGTTTGCAGGCGAATGCCGGTCTGGTTGGCGCCGTCCACGATCGGGTTGCCGACGTCGCCGAGCGTGTGCCGGTAGCGGCGGTCTCGGAAGCGAAACCAACCGGTACGCCCACGCAGCCGCCCCAACGTAGCAGCCAGAAGCCGCTCCTTGTCGCGGCCCAGCGGCGGCAGTGTCATCGAAAGCTGCCAGTAGTCGCCCGGGAAGCTGACGATCTGCTGGGCGTTCGAGAAGATGCTGGTGAACGCCATGTCGTTGTAGGCCACGCCGAACTCGCTGGATTGCGGCGCCAACTCGGCGGGCCAGTCGATTGTTGCCATGCTTAGACTCCGTAGGCCCGGCGAACGGGCCCGTTCTCGTAGGCGTCCTCGAGCATGATCTGGATGATTTGCTCGCGGTTCGGCCCTTCCGACTGACTGACACGGGCGTTTTCTGCGCCCTGGCCGTAGAGCTGCACGGTGACGCTCGGCACGCCGCCGCCACCTGACTGCATATCGCGGTTGGACGTCACGGTGCCGTTGCGCCCGGGGAGCAGATAGGAGCGTGTGCCGTCGCTGTACATCTCCGGCTTACCGTCCTCCGTGACTCGGTACGCGCTGCCAGCGTTGACGTTGCCGCCGTACTGTCGACCTCCGGCAACAGCCAGGCCGGAGGCGAGGGCGGTCGTCGACGAGAGGGCGGCCGCAGCCGGTATGGCGTTTCCGCCCATGGTGGCCAGAGAGACCATCGCCGCCGCCGGCGCGTAGGAGGCCGCGATAGTCGCCCCGGTGGCAGCGGCCGTAGCCGCCGCCGCGGACTGGTAGGCGCTACCCATCGCCGCATTGATCGCCATCTGCACGCCGAGCTTGATGAACGACTGCAACAGGCTGGCGACTACGGTTCGCCCGATCTCGGCAAGAATGTCGTTCAGCCCCTCGCCGCGGCTCATGGCGTTGACGAAGGTCGAGCTGACAGTGTCATCCAGGTTGACGAACGACTCGGCCAGCGAGTCGCCCAGGAACTTCATCGGCTGGGCTGCGTTCTGCTGGAACTCGGCCAGCTTCGCCGAGACCTGCTGGGTGAATCCGGTGAGCTGCTGGATGCGGGCGGTCTGATACGCCAGCTCGGCGTCTTTCATCGCCTGCTGGTGGTTCTGGACCGAGGCCAACTCCTGAGCCTGGGCATTCAGCATGTCGACCTGCTTCTGCTGCTCGACCCTCAGCAGCATGTCGCGCTGCTCCTGGCCACCCATGCGCGTGTTGTCGATGACTTTCTGGCGCCGCTTGGCGTACTCGGCCTCGACCCGCGCGGTGGCGCTGCGCAGATCTCCCAACTCCTGGTCGTGGTACTCCTTCAGGGCCTTCTGGCGCGCAGACTGGTTCTTGATCAGCGCCTGCATCTGCTCGTCGCTGCCAGCTTCGGTGATGTCCAGAATCTCGCGATGCTGCTCGTCGTACTGCTGGTTGATCTGCTGGATGCCGGTGGCGTTGATGCCGGCGAGACGGTCGTTCAGCGACTGCATCTCCCGCGCGCGCAGGTCACCGCTGCGCTTCAGCAGGCTTTGCTGCTGCGCACTGCCCTTTGAGGTGTGCTCCAGGATGATCTTGTTGCGCTCGGCGTACTCGCGCTCGATAGTCTCGCGCTCGCTTTCGAGCTGCTGCTTGATCCGCTGGAAGGTCTTCTCGGCCGCGCCGACGTCACCATCAGTGCCGGTTCCACCACCAGCGTCCGGGCCCTCATCATCTCCCAGTGCCTTCAAGCTTTCGTTGAGTGACTCTGTCGCCTTCTGGGTAATCTGTATCTCTTCGTTGATGCCCCGCAGCTTCTGGAACTGGGACTTTCTGGCCTTACCAGCAGCATCATCGGCAGAGCTTGAATTGCGCAGTGGCCCCGGCACGTTGTACCGGTCGTTGATGCTATCGATCTCGTCACGAGCGTCGCGAGCCGCCTGCTGCAGGCCGATCATCTTGGTCTGCATCTGGCTCAGACCGTTTTGCAGCGCGGCCCGGCTATTCTTGTCGAAAGCCTCGGTGAGACCCTCGACTGCAGTCTTGGCGCGCTGAGTGGGGGCGTGCAGCTTCTCGATGTCGTCACGGAACAGCACCAGGGCCGAGCCAACGGCGATCAGAATGCCCACCGGGCCGCCCAGCAGTGCAAGAGCAGTTCGCAGACCGCTCACGGCGAACGTGGCGCCCCTGGCCACCACACTTGTAGCTTTGATGGCCTTATTGGCTTTGGCCTGCTGCGAGGCCACCATTGCCGCTGCGCCATTCTCGGCATTCTGCGCCGTAGCCAGGCGTCCCTTGGCCGCCGCCAGAGCATTGTCGATCTCGAGCAACTGGCGCTTGATCGCTACCTGTTGCCCAGTGGTCTTGGCGCTGGCCAGCGCAGCGGCGTAATAGGCGCGGTCCGCTTCGATCTCGGCAATAGTCGACCTGGTAGCAGCCGCGGCTGCCGCTGCCTTTTCGTGATAGGCGAGCGCTGACTGCACAGATGCCTTTGCCGCCTCCCTATCGGCTGCAGCCTGACGCACCGCAGCGCCGGCGAGTGCTAGATGGGCAATGGCCCCGGCACCCAGGGCATTAGCGTAGCGCCCGGCGATCACGCCAGCGATCGCTACCGCCGATGCCGCCAGCCCATCAACGTGATTGGAGAGGGTGACAACACTCTGCCCCAGATTGCCGATAACGCCTTGGGCGCTCTCCGACGAGCCCATGAAGCTGATCATGTTGTTGCGGGCGATGGTCAGGCTGTCGGAGAACGAGTTGGTGGCCTGGCCCGCCTCTTTGTCGATGGTCTTCGAGTAGGAGAGAACCGCTTTGATCAGTTGGTTGGTCGAGAGCTTGCCCTCGGCGCCCAGCTTCTTCAGTTCGATGGTGCTCTTGCCGGTCGAGACGCGCAGCGCATCCAGCAGCAGCGGCGCCTGATCCATGATCGTGTTGAATTCCTGCCCCTGCAGGATGCCGGCGTTGAACGATTGCGAGAGTTGCAGGATCAGCGCTGAGGCGCCCTGGGCGCTGGCACCATTGGCGCGCAAGCTCTTAGACGTCAGATCGACGAAGCGAGTCAGGTTTTCCTGCTCATAGCCGAGCCCGCGAGTGGCCCGCGCCACCTTGGTGTAGAGCTCGGCGGTATCCTCGATGTTGATCGCCGAGCGATTGGCCACGGCCAGCAGTTCGCGGTTGACGGCAGTCAGCTCGCGCGTGCCGCTGGTCACCTGGCGCAGTTGGTTCTGCGTGCGCGTCCAGGCGTCGGCATAGCTAATGATCTGGCGCACCGAGAGAGCGGCCGTGATAGCGCTGACGATGCCCTTGAGGCGAAAGCCGGAAGTAGCGGTGGCATCGAAGCTGGCACCCAAGCGGCGGCTGGCCTTATCGCCCCGTCCCAGGGAGCGCTCGATTCGCTTGGAGGAGCTGTCAACGTCGCGCTGGGCGCGCAGCAGCCCCTCGGTGCGCCCATCCACTTCATACCAGATGGTGCCGACCGATCCGTCCATTCATTTTCTCCAGGCAATAAAAAACCCCGCCGAGGCGGGGTTCTGAGTGCTTAAGGGTGGGGCGTCAGAGTTTTTGCAGAATCAGCCACACGAAGCCGGCGATGACGACGAAGGCGATCACCTTGCCGAGAGTCTCGCCGGCTTTCACGTCCTTGGTATGCTTTTGTTCGGCATCAGCGATCACGCCCTCAAGGCGTCTCGACTCCTTCAGCATCTCTTCGGTGTGCGACTCTACGGCTTCCGAATAGATGTTCAGGAATTCCACCTTTTCAGAGTCAGTCATCCCGGCCGTGTGGATATCGTGGATTTCCTGCGAGTGTCTTTCACTCAGGGCGTAGACGTCCTCTCCGCGCTGGGCTGCTGAGAGCTTCTCCTCGCTGTTCTTCTTGGCCAGCGCGAGCACAGCTTCGCGGTCGATCCAGCGCTTGCTATCGTTCATGAGCAGCCCACCAATTCCTCAATCGCTGAATACACCCGTCTTGATGCCCGAATCGTTCTCGTTCATCAGGTAATTGGAAACGACGCCGCTCTTGTCGAAGATCACCGTCAACTGCTTTGTGGTTCCCGATGTCGAGGTTCCAAACAGACCCATGAACGGGATGTAGTTGACCGCGTCAGACGACGCGCGCGAGTGCACGTACATCCACTGCTCGTCGCCCTTGGCGTCCAGCATCTTGCTCGTTGGATTCCCGAGTATCTGAATTACGTCCGCCTTGGTCGTCTTGCCGACCTCTAGTTTTTGGCTGATGGTTTGCTGGCTCTCTCCGGCCAGCCGATCATTTCCGACGGACGCGCAGCCCGTCATGAGTATCGCGACGGCCGCGATCATCACGAGTCGTTTCACCTGATCCCTCACGTAGTAGACGCCGCTCTGGGGCGGCTGTCACAGCAGGGTATCGGCTATGGCTGCGCGTTGGTAGGTCTGGTGGTGGACGGACCTCGATGGTCGTAAGCCATCTCCCATGGATGCATCGCCAGTGCGCAGCTTGCCGAGTGTTATGGCACGCTCGATGGCTCACTCACGCAGGGAGAAAAATAATGACCGATCGTAATAAATGGACGGTCGGGAACCTCCATATCACCCCGAAGCGCAAGGAGCTTCGAGTTAGCTTGGACGGCCCCGATAAGGCGGATCTGAATTTGGTAGTAGATCTTCCAGATGACTGGAGGTCCCTGACGCTCGCAAAGCTGGAGGATCTAGCGTTCGAGAAAGCTCGCGAACTATACCCAGCCACGTAAGCTTTGCCCCGCCATCTCGGCGGGGCGATCTCTTAATCACCCGCGAGCTGTGCAAGCCTTTCTTCAATCTTGGATAGTCGATATTCCGTTTTGGCTTCGGAATCGCTCGCCACCGCCTTTGCCGAAGATACTTCATCAGCCAATGCTTCGAGCTTTCCTTCAAACTGTTCAATCAGACCGCCGGGATTGCGAAGCACTGCAACGATTCGTTCAACGATGGCGTCGTGGTCTTCTCGCTGTTCACTCATGTCACTTCTCCTTGGGTTTGATCTTCGACCGGATGCTGGTCACGCGTGAACATAGCGCCTCGGCCTCTTCCGGCGTCATCTGCTCGTGCTCGTCGTCCTTCGGCGGGTGCTTGGCATCCATCGCGCGCTGGAACTCGATCATGGTCATGGCCCAGGCCTCGGGAGCCGAGACGCCGAGATGCGCCTGGGCGGCGCCGACGAACTCCGCTGGCGAGAACTCGGCCGAGGCCTTCCCGCTGGCCTTCGCCCTGCGCCGTGGCTCGCCGACGATGCCGCTGACGGCCAGCCGGACGCCTAGGATATGGATCTCTGCCGGTGGCATGCTCCCCAAGACGTAGCGGAGCCGGCCCCGGTGATCACGGTAGTAGCCGATGAGGCGGTCGAGATCGGAAGGCTCCCCCGCGTAGCAGGCCGACAGGACCGCCAGGGCACAGACATAGCCGTCCATCCCCTCGCGCTGCACGCGCGCCAGCAGCCGGCCCAGCTCGGCAGGATTGCCGAGTGAGCCGATGGCGGCGAGGGAAGGGCGGAACAGGTAGTCCCGCTCGCCCCAGGTGATGCCGATCTCGCCCGAGTGGACGTTGGCCATTAGGCGCCCGCGCTCTCGGTGCTGATGGTGTAGGCGAAGCTGTTGCCTTCCATCGTCCAACTCGCCACGTCATCGTGCGGAGCGTTATTACGGAAGCTGGTCAGCAGAGCGGTGCCGGTGTAGGTACGCAGCTGGCTATCGCCGCGCGGCACGCTGATGCGCAGCCAGATGGTCGGGTAGCCGGTGGCGCTACCGTTGCCGGCAGGGTCGTTCACGAAGTCCTCGAGCGCATCGACGTTTTTCGTGGTGTCCTTGGTGGCCAAGCCGTCGAAACTGATGTCGGACTGCTTGTAGGTGACCAGGTTCTCCTGGGTCATATTCGGGCTGTCGTCGGTCGTGGCGTCAGTGGTCTGCCACTCGGCACCCCATTCCTTGCCGCGCATCGCGCCCAGCGTGAGCCATTCGCCCGGATCGGTGCTGGCTTCGGGATCGGTCAGTGCGATCTCGACCAGCGCTTCGCGGCCCATGTATTTCTGAATCGGTTGCAGTGCCATGGTGTCGGCTCCTTCAAGTCCAAACGCGGACGTTGAGTTCGTAGAGTGATCGCCCGGATTCGAGCGTGGAGGGGCCGACGACGTCGGCCAGGATCTGGAAATTGCACACGCCGGTGGCGGTGTGGTTGGCCAGCAGGTAGTCGCGGATGGCCACGGCCCGCTCGTAACCGGTATCGGGGCGCTCGGTGCACAGCGCCATCGTGACGCCAGGCTGCTGCATCAGTTCCGTCGCCGTGGCGCCACCGTCAGGCCGGAAGAGGATCGAGTCCGCGGCGCCGGCCTCGGTGTTCTCCGGGTACAGGCGGAAAAAAACCGGCGCCAGGCCGGTCAGTTGCTCGCCCGCGGCGAGATGTTCGTGGAGCACGCGCAGTGCGTTCATCGGCGATAGCTCCGCTTGATGTGGGCCTCAATATCGGCGCGGCCGTCACGCTCGAATCCCTTTTTCAGGAACTCATCCTCTGCAGCGGCCTTCTGCCAGTTCTTCGATCCGCCGTCGTGCACCGCCGCGGCGTAGGCGGCGGTGTAGGCGACCATTCCCTTTGTGCCGGTGGTCGTGCTGATGACCTGGCGATAGCGGCTGTTGATCAGGTTGGACGTATCGACCGGCGTCAGGTTGACCGCATAGCCCTCGCCGATGATCAGGATCTCGGTGACGACCCGCTCGGTCAGAGGGCCGGCAATCCGGCCCACGGTGCGCGAGAAATTGCGCCGGACGTCCCGGCCGCCTCGGATGGGCATAGATCACCTCACGCTGCGTCGATCGACAGGACCATCTGAAGCTGATCCCGCCAGTGCTGCACCTCAGCCTCGAGCGGCGGCTTTTTCCACCGATGGTGGGCAAGCTCCCGGCCGGCGTTGCTGCCTCGCGTGTTCTGCTCTTCGAGCCGCTCTTGGGCGACTTCTAAGTGGCGCCGCGCGTCGGGCTCGCCGTGGATCAGCGCCTCGATCTGCATGTCCGCCCACACGCCAAAGTCAACGTCGATCCAGCGAGCAAATGCCACAGCCAGTTTTGGGTGTAGCCAGGTGCCGCCGCCGCGCCCTCGCTTGGCGCGAATCAAATACCCGGAATCAGGGGTATTTAGATGCCGAGCCAGCGAATCCATGTAGCGTTTCGTCTCGGCGTTCTCTAGCCAGTGGTCCAGGCGCTTGCCGTGACGCTTGGAGATGTCGGTCGCGTTGATCCAGCCGTCGTGCGTAAAGCGGATCGCCTGGCCCTGGTAGGGGAAGGGGATGATGTTGGTCATATCAGATACCTCAGTAGGATGAGCCCGTCGCACAGAGACAGCGGCCCCAGAGCTAACCGCGCTCACCGGACCCATCCTGCTGAGGACTCTGGATTCGCGCCGTGCGAGGCGCATACGAAAACGCCCCAGCATGTGCCGGGGCGTCGGGTGCAGCTTGTTGAAGGTAGGGATCAGGTGAAGAGCACGAAGTCGGGATCCTCGCCGAAGAACGACATGTCCCAGCCGCCGACCTTTTTGATCGTTTTGGCGGTGGCCGGCGGCGCCTCATCCTCGAGCGCGGCGCCAATCACGATCCGGTCGCCGGCTTTAATCTTCATGGGGTTCTCATGCCACACGGTGTCGCGCGGCACGAACTGCTGGCCGTTGTCGTCAGTCTGCGTTTCGCCCATGTTCTCGAACGTGCAGGCGATGACATGCGGGCCGTCATAGACCGGCTCGCGGGTGTACGGGTCGCGCTCGCCGGTTTGTAGCCAGAGGGTAGAGACGTTCTGGTAACTCCAGGCGCTCGTTTGGCTCATGCGCACCCCCGGCGCCGCCCAGGTCCGGCCACGGCAATGAATGGCCGCGCCTTGTCGGACTGCAATAGACGGGTAACGCATCCAGCCGTGTCTAGCGAGCGCAACGCAGAGCCCCAGTTGGTCGAGTCGATGCCCGCGCCACTGGGCGTGGCGAAAGAACGCGACGCGCCAGAAGGTGCCGACTGGCTCCGAATCTGCCCGCCGGCGGCAAGGGTGGCCAGGTGCCCGACAGCGTTGATCTTGAGGATCCGCTGCGTGATCTCAGGCACCTTGTTCTTGTCGAGGCAGGCATCGGCGCCATCGACCACCGCAATGAAGTCGGTGAGCATCGCGTTGGCGCCGGTGATGCCGTAGCCCCTGACGTCATCGACGGTGATCGTGGCGGCCATGGGTCAGTCCTTCTCGGAGAGCTTGGCTTTCTCGAACTTCGCTTCCAGCGTGTCGAGCTTGCTGTTCGGGCCCGGGCGCTCGCCGGTCAGCTTCTCGATCTCGTCGATCAGCCAGGCCTTGCGCTTCGCGTCAGCCTCGGCGCTGGTGTCCTGGGCGGCCGGCTTCTGGCTGGCGACCTGGGTGCCGGGATCGGCGTCGTCGGGGCGGTTCTCGACCGTGGCGGTCACGCTGGCCTTGAGGTCGGCGTTCTCGGCCTCCAGCGCCTCGTTGCGTGCCTTCAGATCGGCGTTCTCGGCTTGCAGGGCTGCGAGGTCGCCATCGGCGTCCTGGTCCGTGGTGAGGCCTTTCTCGTTGATCTGCTCGACCTTGCCGGCGAACACGGTAGGAATCTTGTCGCCCTTGAGGGTGATCACGTCACCAACGGCGCAGCGTTGGCCGTTGTGATACATGTTGGATTTCGTCACGCGAACTTTCATGGCGGGTACCTGTGATTCGGAAGGAAGAAGGGGAGCCGAAGCTCCCCAGTGATCATGCAGACGCGGCGTAGAGCCAGGCCGTGCGGCCGTTGATGTCCGCCCGGATCTCCAGGCCCATCGCCGACCAGACGATGAACTGGTGGCGAGCGAACGGCGTCTGGCGCGGCAGGGCGAGATTCGACACCCCTTGGCCCAGCAGGGGCACGATGTACTCCTGAGACAGGACGCCCATGATCAGCTCGTTACCTTCAAGGCCGGACAGCTCCTTGATCGCGCCGATGCCTTCGAGGCTCTCCAGCTCGGCGCGCAAAGTGCGGCTGGTTGCCACTGACTGACCGCTCCCATCGATCATGATGAAATAGCGGTCTAACGTAGCCGCAATCTCAGGGGAGACGTACACGGTCAAATTGCCGGCCACGCGATTGTCACGACGCAAGATATTGCGCAGGCGGACAAACTCCTCGCGCACATCGTTGGGCGTTGTGGTGCGACTGGTCAGGTCGATCCCGATGGTCGCCTTGGCCGTGTTCGCGCTGTTGCGAATGCCGTAGGACTTCACGCCCTTGAACTCGAGCGGATTGCCGTTGGCATCGACGACGCCGTCCAGGCATGAGCCAGCCATGCGCTCACGCACGGTCCGGGTAGAACCGGCCTGGTCGTCGAGCAGATCGTTCCAGCCTTCGGACTGCTGGCCAGCCAGCTCCCGCCATTCGCGGTAGTAGCCAGACTGGTGAACCGGCACGAGCGCGCCATCGTACTTGTACGAGGTCTGATCGTTCGGGATCGGCTCGAGTCCGGATATGCTGGAAGTGACCGCGCCGCCGGAACCGGCCTGGCGGTACTGGTGGATCATCTTGCCGATGTTCAGCGGCCGTGCCAGCGGCATCAGGTCGTTGAGCAGCACCTCGACATTCGGGTCCAGCATGATTGCCTTGGTCTGCGCGTCCATCTCGGCATAGACCGGATACGGCACCGGGGTCGACGCATTGCCGACCATGCCCGGCACTGGGATGCCGGCGAAGCCGCGCTCGGTGTTCGCGTGCAGCGCGCGGTGGGCCTGGAGGTATTCGTACTGCCCCCGCAGGCTCCGATTCGCTGCCACGCTCTTTTTGTCGAAAACATAGGTAGTCATCGTGGCCCCTTAGATGAACTTGACCGCGACCAGCTCGGAGCCGGTACCGGTGGTGATGGTTTCGGCGGCATTGCCGATTGCGGCCGTGCCGTCGGCGGGGTCGGTGATCGTCAGTGTGCCGCCCGCGGTGGGGAACAGCGGGGCGTCTTCGACGATCTCCTGCTCACCATCGGCCAGCACGTTCAGGATCAAGCCCGGGCCGCAGTAGAACGCGGTCGCGAGGTCATCCGCCGAATAGGCGTTGTCCACCGGCGCTTGGCCAAGGTGATCGCGATCCAGCACGTAGTTCACGTTGCCGGTGCCCGCCGCGAACTTGCCGTTGGCGTCCAGATGCACGACGGTGCCGGGCAGGGTTTCGGCAGCTACCGGCGACTCCTTGCGCAGCGGCTGGTCGAGCATTTGGGCAGGTGCGCAGAAGATCACGCCCTTGCCGAACTTGGTGTAGTTGCTCATGGATTACTCCGGCAGGGTGTTGGTGTCTTCGGCCTTGCCGCCGCCGAAGCCAGCGTTGATGTGGAAGCCATCGCGCGGCTGCAGGCTGTTCACGACCTTCTGCTTCGCGTTGGCGGTCATGCCTTCGAGCTCGGCATCGTTCCAGCCGTTGGCCTTCAGCTGCTCGTCGAGCTTGGCGCTTTCGGCCTTGGCGGCGGCATCGGAATTGGCCTTCAGCGCCTTGATGGTTTCGCCCTGTTCCTTCTGGCCGTTGACCAGCGAGGTGATCTGCTCGTCGCGAGTTTTCATCGCTTCGTTCACGGCGCTGATGACGTCTTCTTTCGTCAGTGACATATCGCCCTCCGGGGCTTTCGCATTTGCGGTGGTGGTCTGGGAGCTTTCAGACTGCGCGCCCCCGAAAGCGCTCTTGATGGCCGTCACGAGCTTGTCGAGACGGCCCTTGTTCTGTTCGCGCTTCTCGGCGCGATCGGCAATGCGGAGAATGTGCTCGGCTGCGGCGGTGATCTCGTACTCGTCGTCGTCGCTGAACTCGACGTTCGCCTGCAGCACTTCGGCCTCGTCCCCGGCGGCGTTCACGAACATGCCAACGCCGTCCTCTGGAGTCGCCGCACCGGGCTCGCCGATCAGGATGGCGTCGTGGTCGAACTGCATGTTGTGAGCCGACCAGGTGTAGCGCTTACCCTTGCTCTCGCCGTTCGCGACCTTGATCTCGAGTTCGAGGCCGGTGCTGGTGTGGATGGGCTCCTGCTTCTCGATGGCCTGGATCAACCCCCGGCCTTCGGCGGTCTGGTTGGCAACGCGGATGTTCACCACCTTGTCGAGCAGCACCCGGCCGCCTTCGCGCCGAACGTTCTCGTTCCACGCCCCGATCCAGTGCTTGTTGAGCGCGTGAGGGGAGCGGGCTGGCACAAACTGGTTACCGACCTTGGGGTGACCGAGCGGCGCCGGCGTGCCTTCGAGCCCCTTGTAGCTGGCTTCGATCTCGGCAGCGCTGTAGAGGCCGCCGTTCATCACGCAGTCATCGGGCAGGGTGGCCGACGGGATGCGGTAGTGGTCCTCGCCGTTGATGGTCTCTTTCTTGATCTGCGACGCATTCACACGCGTCACGATGTGGGCATGTTTGGTGGTCATGCGTCCTCCAGAAACGAAAAAGCCCCGCCGGTTAGGGCAGGGCCAGGAAGAAGAAAGCCGCCTCAGCGGGCGGCTATTCGTGTTTGATGATGCGGTAGATGCTCTCGCCGGGCTTGCCGGCCAGAACCTCGCCTTCGTGCAGCTCAGGTATGGGGCGCAGTCGGATGCGGCCGTCGACGTCCATCATGTTGCGGCGCTCGACGATGCGGCGGTATTCGAACTGGCTCTGCACCAGGACGATCATGTGGGTTTGCTCGGTCACGGCTTCCGTAATCTGCGCGGCACCAAGACGGCCCTCAGCGGCCTTGGCAGGGCAAAGTAGATTGCCATCCCGAGATTCCGGGTCGCCAGCGCCACGTTATTGATGGCCTCATCTAGCGTTTCCGGTGTTTCGATGCGTGTTCGTCTCATCATGCCGCCGCCTTGAAGAACTTCCGACCCTGCAACTGTAGCTTGCCGGGCAGGGCGCCGGATAGCGGCTTGCCGTTGTCGTCGACGAGGGTCGCCACCTGAGTGCACTTGCAGTTGATGGCGTTGCCGTCGCGGGCGTAGAAATCCGCGACTTCCTGTCGGGTGTAGATCCGCCCGTGCCTGCTGGCGTGAGTAGGGCGGGTGGTGGCCGACAGCGCCGAGAACCACAGCAGCCGGGTACGGATGCCCTCGGCGTTGGTCTGGGCGTCCTCTTCCCATATCGCCCGCCGGTGGGCGACGTTGATCTCGGTTCTAGCAATGCGCTCGGCCCTGGCCCGCGCTCCGGTGGTACTGCCGTCTTCCAGTGCCCGCACGCCGATGCGCTCGCGAACAGTTCGAGCAATCTCTCGCGGAGACTGGCCACGAGCCATGCCATCAGCCAGCGTTCGGGCGAGCTCGGTTCGCAGCTGATCGCTGAAGCCGCGCATCTCCTCGAATACGCGGGCCCGGACCAGCGCCACCCGGGTGCGGTAGGGCGCCGAGATGAGCGTCTCTTCGACCGTGCGCCGGAATGCCTCCGTCTGGGCGGCCAGGCTGACCACGGACGAGGCGGTGCTCTGCTGGTAGGCAAGCTCGGCCTGGCCGATCACGATAGGCTCACCATTGATCGCCCGCATGACCATCTCGTTGATGAGCTCGGCGATGTAGCTGTTCATGTCGTCGAGCACGAACTGATCGAGCAGGTATTCGTAGGTCCGGTCGTCTCCCTGGGCGTTGGCCGCCACCTCGCGATAGCCGATCTGCTCAAATCGCTGCAGCACGCCGCGCTGAATGCCGGCCAGCGCAGTCCGGATCTGCTGGAACGCTCTACGCCGCTGCCGCTCCGTCTGCGTCGGCTGTGCCTTGTTGCGTGGTAGCGTCGGCTGCCTCGCCATCGTCGTCACCCTCCGGCACGTCGTCGTCGTCCAGATCGTCGGTGTCCGGCGATCCCTCGTAGCCCGCCACGTCCCGGATCTCTTCAGCAGTGAAGGCCGGCGGCTCGCCGGTACCCAGTGCCGCCTTGTTGACCTCGCTCATGGTCTTCGCGTTGCCGAGCTTCTCTTCGAACGTCGCATCGGTCAGGTCGTCCCATCCGATGTAGAACTCGAACGCCGGCAGGGCGCCGAACCGCATGAGCTTGGAGACGAGCTTCTCGACAGTCGGGATCGCGAACCGGCGGCGCCGGGTCATGTTCGTCTGCGCCCACTCGCGGCTGTTCTCGTCGCTGGAGCGCTGGGCGATCTGCTGGCCCAGCAGCACCGGCATCGGACACGAAACGCCGGCGGCGTAGGACTGCATGGCCACGGCGAAGAAGTGCTCGGGCGAGGGCAGTGAGTAGGCGAGCGCCTTGGCCTCCATGTCGCCCAGCATCAGCAGCTTGTCCATGCCAGCGCTGAGATCGGCGGCGGTCTCGTTCAGCTTGTCCGCGACCTGGTCGACCTCGACGCCGAACATCTGCGCCAGGCCTTGGACATCGATCCCGTCCTTGCCCGTCGAGTGAAGGGAGAACGCGCCCCGAGCCGTCTTCCAGAACCCTTCGCCGCCGGCGCCCACGATCTTCTCGATGGTCAGCAGGTCATTGAAGCCAGCCTCGTTCGCCGGAATGCCGTAGATCGTGTCGTCGTCCGCGCCCTCGGCGATGATGTGCACGCGGTCGGCGTGGATGGTGAGACTCTGTCGCTCGTCGCGCCCGGCATGCACTGCCTGGGGCGTGAACTGGTAGCTGACCGGATTCCCGTACTCTGGCGACGTCGCATCCTGTTCAAACTCCAGCGGCTCGAGCTGCGCCTCGAACAGCGGCTGCATCTTGAGCAGCTTGACCGGTTGGGTGACGGGCCGGCTCGGGTGAATGCCGTCATCAAACACGAGATACAGCGCCGAGTAGCGGCCAACACGGCCACGCCAGTCGGCGGCCTGCAGCCGGTTCCAGAACGAAAGCTGCTTGAGCACGCGGGCGATCTCACGCTCGCGCTTTGTCTCCTTGTGCGGCTTGTCGCCCTCCATGCCCTCGACGATCCACGGGTTCGTCTCCCACGTCTTCTCGACATGGCGCATGACGCCTGCCCGCGCGATGCCGTTGCGCTTGAACATCGAATGGAAGCTGTCGAACTCCAGCACCTCGGGGTAGCCGTAGTCGGCCCACGCCGTGGCGCGCTTGGCGTCGTTGCTCATCGTCGGCAGGGCGCCGCCGAACATGGGGCCCCGGCGCATATTTTGGTATGGCACAAAGCCCATCGGGGGAACCTCTATCGTCGTCTGTGTCGTGAGAGCACGAGGCCTTGACGAACCTCCTGCGGGGCGTAGCTGATCATCACTCCGTCGCCCAGGTTGGGCGACTTGGTACCGTCGGGCGCCTTATCGACGACCACCTTGCCGGTGCCATTGATGTGGTATGTGGGCTGGGACAACTCCATCAGAAGGCTCGGAGTCCGCCTAGCAAGCTCGCCATCGATCGATATGATCTCGTCCCGGTCGTAATCCATGCCTTCGATCACGGCCCGGTAGGTCTTCTGGAAGCGGATGCGCAGCGCCCACCACCCTTGCGCCTTCAGGTTGGCGAAGAAGTCCTTGTTCTTGCGCTTCGGCACCATCTCTTTCTCGGGCTCGAGCACGCCACCGGACCCACGAAACGGGATGGCATCGAGCTGGCTTTGCCCATGCTCGGCGCGCAGCTCGTTAATGACTCGCGCATCGCCCCGCACCCCCGCACCGAGACCATCCGCGTCATAGCGAAACGACTCAGCGCCAAACGCCTCGGTGAAGCCGAAAGCTTTCTGAACCGTGCCGAAGATGTCGCTGCCTTTGCCTGACCACTCTTCGGCCATGCTCAGCAGGATGCCGCGGCGCCCGGTGAAGGCGTTCTTGTCCTTGCCCTCATCGGCAACGTCGAGCGCGCAGACGTTCTCGCCTGTTGGCTCGATGCCGAGCTTCTTGTGGGCATCGACCGCAGCCTGTACCCACGCAGAGGGAATCAGCACGCCCTCGACAGACGCGCTGTAGTTGATGTCGATTTCCTGGGCGACGGTCACCGGATCAAGCTTCTCGACCTGGTTGGCGTACCACGCATCGTCCTTTCGGGGATCATCGCGCCAGTGGAACGTGAACACGGGAATCTTGCCGCTGAATCGGCGCTGAGCAAACGGGTTGCCCATGCCATTTGGCGTTGAGATGTCCTGCCGGCAGTTGGTGGTCGCCGATAGCGACGCCTCGACCAGATGAGGCCGCTCGAGGAACGCTGATTCGTCGACGATGTAGAACCCTGAGCGGTCGCCGCGGCCGATACCATCGCCAGACTCGCCAGTCATGACCGAGCCGGTGCCAGGGAACTGGATTCGCATGTGCGCGGCGTGCTTCTTGCGATCCCAGCCACCGCGAAACTCGACCGGAAGCATCGAGACGAACATTCGCGCCTTCTCGAAGAGCGATTTGGGAGAGCCGATCTTGTCGACGTACTCCTCTTTGCGCGACCCGAAACCGACGGCCATGCCGTGATGGGTCAGGCAGACCACCGATGCCAGCGCGATCGTCAGCCAAGACATTCCCATGTCTCGTGTTTTCTCGGTGATCCCCGGCTCCTGGTTGCGCCAGCGCTCCATGAACCACTGCACCCATTCCTCCTGGCGAGGGAACAGCAGAAACGGGATGCTTGAGGGCAGGCCGCGCTCAGGGTTTCGAGGATCGAATGTCATACCCCAATCGATGATCATCTGAGCCGGGTTTTCCCGGTAGTAGGCCATCAAGGCCGGAATAACATCTGGATTGCCACGTATCCGGCCGAGGCGTTCGGCACGCCACTCGAATACCTGGCGATAGTCCGGGCTGCGGAAGTCGAAGGCGAACGGTAGCGGCATTGTTCACCCCATAAGGTCACGGTAGGCCTGAGCGGCTTCCTGCGGGTCTTTCGCTTCGAAGCTGACGGACTGGATCGGACCGCCATCTTTTCCGGTGATCTCACGACGTTCGCGCCACGCCTGAACCTCGACGTGCTTGCCGAGCAATTCCAGGTTCTTCACCTTGTCGGGCCACTTAATCTTCTTGAGCAGGCCGACTTGCTCTCGGTCTTCGCCGTGACCTTCCCAAAGCTCGGCTATGTCCATGCCGGCAACGTACCGGCGCCAGGATGATGGCCATTCGGAGATGGGCTTGATAGACCCGTCTTCCGCCAGAATGTCGAGCACATCCATCTGGTCGATCTCGACCAGACGATGAAGCACGTAATCGGCGTCTATCTTGGTTCGCTCAGAACGGGCGCTCATGCGCTCCCGAATGGCAGCCGCCACCTTAGCATTGCTTAGCAGTCGAGAAGCCGTCACCTCGGCGCTGCGCTCGGCGTAGCCAGCACGGATCGCCGCCTGCTTGGCGTTCAGATCGATCAGGTACTCTTCGACGAAACGAGACTGCCGGGCTGTCAGCTCGACAGCCTCCGTGGCAGTCTTGGTCATATCATTACCGTCTTGGTGCTTTGGGTGGAGTGATACGCGCGTACCGGTGGCGGCCCCTCTGGCGACCAGGCTGGTATCTGCCGCGCCTGGGCTGCTTGGGCATCATGAGCGCCGCGGCAACAATCAGTATCAGCAGTAACTGGAACATGGCACAGCCCTCTCTACTTCCCGATCCGGTCATAAAGCGTCGGCTTTGATTCAACCGTCAGCCGGCTATTCTTCGCCGACCAGTTCGTTGAGCCGAAGTAGTACCCGATGACAGTGGTCACCAGCGCCTGGATGAACGGGAAGGCCCACGTCCGCACCTGCGGATCGACACTCCCCTCCGGGGCGAACAGGATGGCGGCGAACAGCAGGAAGCCGCCAAGAATGATCCCGCTGGCCAACCAGTTCTGGAACTCTCCTTTTCCGGCGACGAGCGCAGCTCGCTGAAGGCCACGGGCATCGGCTCGGTCAGCCAGGGCAGCTTTTCGCATTTCGGCTTCGAGTTCCTGCGCCTTCAAGGCCAGCTCAGGGTTACGCTTGAGCGCATCGCCCACGGCTTCTGGGGTTGCGTCAGTACCCAGCAGGGAGGCGAGGGCAGAGCCAATGGCGCCACCCGCCGAGCCGTATAGAGCGGAACCAACCGCTGGAGCGGCCTTGCCAATGATGTCGCCGATGTCTGACCACGTCATGGCTTCACCCCCAACTCACTTGTCCAGTTCGTACGCAGGCGCTCGACGTCTTCCTGCAGGTCGTTGATCTTTCGCTGCATGGGGCCTAGGCGGCCGTTGGCCTCGTCGACCTTTGCTTCGAGCTGTCCAGCCTTCTCCGCTTCGTACTGACGCCCCTGCATCGTGATCGAAACAGCGGCCATGGAACCCGTGGCGATCCTCGCCAGTCGATCGGCATTGTTCGACTCGCTCGACCATCCTGCCCAGCCAGCGCCGGCAATCGCCACCAGTACGGCGACCACCCAGATCGGAACGGGGTAGCTTCGAAACAAGCGCTTCATGGCTTCCCCTTGATCGCTTTGATAATGGCCTTGATGACCGTTGGGACGTCGACCTGGCGGACGCGCGCCTGCATGCCGTGGACGCCCATCAGCGCCATTCCGGCACCGATGCCGGCTGCGCCCTCGACAGGGATCTGGTATTGGCCGTCGAGCGGAATGCCAGACGCCCAGATGACGAGCTTGATGGTGCAGAACGCGATGATGGCGCATACCAGCGCCGTGTTCCGGTTGCCGATGAGCCACGAGATGATGAAAGCTGGCACCGCGGCGGCGACGCGCGGGTCAGAGAACGGCAGCGTCGTCAGCGCCCACAGCTGGGCGAGTAGATCGGACATGGGCGACCCCTATTTTTCGGTGTCGCGCGGGTCCTTGAGTACGCCGTAAGCGATCAGAACGATGATCTGGTAAAGCATCTGGGCCACCGTACCGCCGGCGGCCCTGTATTCGGGAGGAATGTCGAGATTCAGGGCCGCGACACGCCAGGCAGCCATGCCGCATGAGACTGCGGCGATCGACAACCAGGTGATGCTGCGTAACCACTCTCGCAGTCGTGCTCGTTCGAACGGCACAGGGCCGTGGCGCTTGAATTGTCGACCGTACAGCACCGCAGCAATGGCAGAGAGGGTGATCTGCAGGGCGGCGAGGATGAGCTCGGGAGTCATAGGCGCTTCTCCACTTCGTCGTACCAGTCGCGGCTCCGGCCAGAGAATCTACCGCCTGCGGCTTCATAGGCCCGGGCGAGCGTGTCGATGTCGTGCTCGTGCTGGTCGTAGCCGGCCCCGGGCAGAGACGCCCAGATGTTTCGGATAGCCGCGACGGCATCAATGAAACGACCGGCCTGTATCAGGGGCAGGGCGCGCTGCTCGCGAAACTGTTGGATGGCATACAGGTCCTGGCTGAGCGGCCCGAAATCCGGGAGGTCGAGCTTGGCGCGGTAGTGAGGCCAATATCGCGACAGAATCTGGTAGCGGCCTGCGGCCGTGCTGTCGGTGGCGGCGTGGTAAACGTCGGGGTGATCGGCATAACTCCCGAACGTCAGCATGCGACCGGGTAGCGACCCGACCAGTACGTCGTAGCCGTCGTCGCTATCGGCCAGCATCTCGGGACCGATCTCCGAATAGGCCAAGGTATCCAGCATGGCGCACACGTTCACGCCACCGGCTCTGTCTGCGGTGATGCGAGGCATGCGGTGCTCCAGAATAAAAGGCCGCCGAAGGGGAGGCGGCAAACGATCGAACGTGGTGGCCGCTCGAATAGGGTGGCCAGGCAGCCGAAGGCGATAGGAGGGTAGCCGTAGGTGTTGCTGCCGGCCCAACGCAAAAAGGCCGCCCGAGGGCGACCTTTGAAGTTAGGGAGCTGCTAAGCGCGTAGCTCGAACAGCTTAGCGAGGAGACTACATTTTGACCCTTATTTCGTCAAGCAGCTCGCACAATAAAATTGCGCATATCTCGGTTGGCATCGCGCGTAGCTGTCATGATTGGCTCCATGGCTTCTGACTCAAGCTGTGAAACGATGTCGCCGAGCAATGACCACGTCTTGTCCCAGCCATCCTGTTTCCAGTTGTCGGAAATGATCCGCACGCCCCACATACCATAGATCGACTGGCAGATTGCCCGGGGCTGCAGCGGCGGCCGTGAACCATCCACGTTGTCGCGGTCCTGCATCATTCGGGCCTGAATCAGCGCCTCGACGCGCTCGCGGCGTGCGCGGCGGTACCCGTTCCACGTTTCCATGCCGATCGCCATCTGGTACCGGACCAGAATCGTATCCGCGACGTCGTCCAGGTACTCGTTCGCCGCGCCGGTGTCGTTGAGGGACAACCAGTGGCCGACAGCGGCCAGCGCCGGGCTCGATTCCTCGAGACGCTTCACCGCCTGCCAGATCGGGAAGGCGTCTTCCCCATGCGCTGCGCCGGCACCGCCTCTCCGGCTCCTGGTCTCAGACGCTGAAACCTGGTCTCGGGTGTAGTTGAGCACCACGTCTTCGCCGCGGTCATTCATTGCGACATCGGAGTACGTGTGGCGTCTGCCGCTCTTCTTCGTGTGCGCGTCGGTCTGAGCCTCGAGCATGCTGACCATCGCCTGGGTGCGGATGCCAGTCTCGAATGCCTCGGCCCATGCCACACGCGGGTTGCTATCGATCATCATGCTGCCTTCTCCTGATCCGCTTTGTGTTCTGCTGCTGCCGTCTTCGCTTCATCCGCATCGAAGTGCCAGGACAGATCTGCACCGCTGATCGACAGTAGGAATACGTCCTGCCTGCTGACGCTGCATTTCGCGATCTTGTATGGCCCGCTGGTGATGCAGTAGCTGCTGAGCTTGGTCCATTTCATTCGAATACCTCCCGAGCCCACCCACCGCCATGCTTTTTGGCCTGCTTCTTGACGGCGATGAATCGGAACGGGAACAACTCGGCGGCAACCTTGATCTTCACGCGCGCGTCGTCTCTCCAGAAACCTTTCACTTCGTGACACTCGATCAATCCATCGGTGCGCATGACGCTGAAATCCGGCGTGTACCGCGTGTTGTCGGCGAGTTTGAAGGTCATGCCTTCGAAGCTGTACCAGACGATTTCCCCAGACTGCTTCTGGGTTTCCAGAAGGGCGGCGTAGGCTGCCTCTGTCTGATTCATCTTGCCGGCTTTCATTCGGCCCAGGGCAAGGTCACGGTTCATGCTGTCTCCTGCTTCGCTTGAATGAATGCCTGCGCCCCAAGTAGCGCGTCGTGGATAGGGCCGGCCGGGAACTGACGCAAGCCGTATCCGATGATCTGCAGTAGCCAGTCCGACTGGTGCCGCTGCAACTCCGGGTCTCGATGGATATCTCCGTGGCATTCACGGCAGGCCGGCATGGCGAACGAGTCGGGCGCTGTCATGCCCATGCCGGACAAGCCCCAGCCCAAGCCGATCACGTGGTGCGCGTCGGTGGCGTCCTGTAGGCAGACGCAGCAGGGCATCGAGCGGACCCATCGCAGATAGATCGGCGACCTGAATTGCGTGGCGGCCTTTCGCGGCTTCGGCTGGCTCTCCCGCCGGCGAGGCGCCGTACATTGGCGGCGCATCGGCTGGCGAGCGGTGAGAGCTGTTTTGCGTTTGAGGGCGGTGCGCTTCATGCCGCCTCCCGGTATTGCTCATAGGCCCGCAGCGCCGGCTCGCTCCACGCCACGCCGTGCTCGGCGCCGAAGGCATAGATCAGCTCGATCAGGTCGGCGAACTCCTTTTTGCGCATCTTGCTTGTCCGCTTCCCGATCAGCACGAAGCCGCCGTTGATGCCCTGGGCGACGCGCTGCTCGCTATCGAGACCAGCGGTCAGGATGTCCTTCCAATCCTCGGGCGGCAGGTAGTCCATGCGGCCATTGATCGGCCACTGCACTTGGTGGGCGATGTCGGTCAGCATGGGCCAAAGCTTGGCGTTTTGATCGAGCGATCGACGCTTGCCCGGACGGCGCAGCGCGATCTCGACGGCTCCGCGCTGCAAGCCACGTCCTGCCATGTTCGTAATCATTGCAATGGCGCCCTGCAGGTCGCGGATGGTCGCTACGGTGTAGACGTGCTCCTTGCTCATGCCGGCACCTCGATCGGTTGGTCAATGGCGCTTGGCTTCCACCCCGATTGCCGATGCAACTCTTCCCAGCCAACATCACCTTCGAATGGCGGCTCCTTTTTGAGCTGTTGCCCGAACGCTTGGCCGGTGTTTCCGTCGCAACCAAGCACCTCGACCTCACCAAGGATTGATGAATAGGCCGGAGTTTTCCCAAGCACTTCCATCCCAAACCTGAAGCTTTGCTTCGTGTCTGATGCAGACCTGGGAAACACAAAGTCTCCGGCTCTGATGGGGCGGCCATTGCAGTCTCTCGCGAGAACGCCAGTGAACCGATCGTGGATCTTCTGAATGATGCTCATGCCGCAGCACCTCCGTCGCCCAGCCAGTAGGCCTGGCCATCGGTTTCGACCGAGTAGCCGTTTCGGCGCAAACCATCGATCGCCTGTTCGACGCCCTCGGCGCTGAAGCCGTGATAACCCTTCTTCGCCAGGATCTCGCTGATGTCTTCCGCGCTGGCCGGGCCGTTGCCGAGAACGCCCAGGGTGAGCTGCATCAGGTCGACGCGGTTGTGCTGTGGGAATGTCAGTATGGTCATGCGGTCTTCCTCCCCAGTAGGTTGCGCAGCGCGGAAACGCCTTGCTCCCCGGTCATGCTGCGGCCGAACTCCTTTTCAGCTTCGGCAGCCATCTGCTCTCGACCGTTGCGCTCGGCCAGCTCCGCCGGTGTCAGTTGCCCGTCATGTGAGATCAGCGTGCGCGGCTCGACCTCTCCGCCGGCCATCACGCGGTTGACGATCGCCAGGTATTCCTTGCTAAAGCGGGACCGGATGACGTTGATGGCGCGCTCTCCCGTGGCGTTGGCTAGGTCGAACCAGCCAGCAGCGGCACCAGCCACGCGCACGGCCGGATGTGACCATTCATGCTGTCCCGGCTGCTGGGCATGCTGGATCGCTTCGGTGAACGCGACGTCGGACTCAGGCATTCCAAAATCCTCCGGTCTCGGCTGCAGGCTTTTGACCAGGCGCGCAACGCTCGGCGGCCACTCGCCGCCCTCGGCCTTGATCCTCTCGATTGCCATGTCCGCGGCCTGATTGGTCGGAAGTACCGACCACTTCGCCATCGATGTAGCAACCTCGCGCTTCGCCAGAGTCAGCATGTTTTCCGTGCTGAACGCCGTCCGCCATGTCCTGGGGAAGATCGCCTCGAGCCGGGTGAAGATCCGGTTCACCAGCGCCTCCAGTTGGCTCTTCTTCATCGAAGAGGCCGTCGATCCACCCTGAGTCGTTCGGGTCTGCGAGGCGTTGCGCGATTCGATCCCGCTCGCTGCGCTGCTGGTCAAATCCTTGGCGGTTTGCATGGTTGCCTCCTTGGGCGCCGTATCCATTGGCGCTCGGCGCCGGGGTGAACCAGTCGTTTTCGAACTCGGCGGAGGGGCCGAAAAAGCGCTTGCCCTGCATGACGAACTCGGTGGCGTTGCTGCCCTTGGCGCTGACGTGAGCGGCGTAGCGCTGGACGCCGGCGATCATGTCGTCAGCACGAACGCCCTCGGCCAAGCGAGCTCGCCAGGACTTGAACGCCTCGCGCTTCGGGTTTGAGCCAGAACGTTTCGGGTACAGGTTCCAGGCCTGTTCGAATTCCTCGGTGTATTCCAGGGCGGATTTGGGCGAGGATTTCTTCGGCTCCGGATCAACCACCCCCGAACGTAGTGAGGGGGTAGGGGTTACCGGATAACCGGAAGTGGACCGCTCCTCCGTGCTCGCTCCTTGCTCGCTGTTACCCGATTCAGCCCAGTATTGATGCGGGTTTTCTCGGCTCGCTCCCCCGTGCTCGCTCTCGGCTCGCTGTTGATCGAGGTCTTGGCAAGCCAGGGGGAGGCGAAATTCCATCGCCGCCTTCACGCCTTTTCCGCGATGCAAGCGCTCAATGAGCCCAGCCTCTTCCAGTTTGTCGAGCATCCGGGTGATCTGCTGCCTGCTGTAGATGCGTGCTTTCTCCCTGCTACCCGCGGGCGGGTGGTATTCGAGAAGCTCGCGAAACCCTTCAGTCGAGACTCGACGCTTTCGGCCGGTGATGCCGGTGGCGTAATCCATGTATTTGCGTATGCCGCGAAGGTAGAGACGCTCTATCTCTGCTGGCAGGGGTTCCAGCGCCTCGTCCTCGAGCTCATTCCAGCGCCAGGAGTTCACACGCGGAGCCCTCCTTTGTGGCGTGACGGGTAGGTGGTGAACGGTCGCAAGACTCATCAGAACGGCGCTCCTTCGATCTTTCGATGACGAGCGTTGCGAGCGATGAGGTCTCCATTCACCGTTTCTGATGATTCGGCATTCCTGCGGCGCATCACGTAAAGGTCGAAAATTGACTCGGGAGTGCTTTCACCGATCGCCGAATAGGCCATGAAAGCGTGTTCGATAGTGCGTAGGTCGGTAGCGAAAAACTCCCGGCCAGACTCTGCGCGATGATCTTCAAGAGCCGCGTGGATGTATCGCTCGGCCTTCCAACAGTCGGCAAACCACTCGGCAAACATGCAGTCGAACGGCAGCGGGACCCCCGTGGTGTAAAGCTGCGCCATTCGCGTCTGCACGCTGCCAGTGGTCATGCCAATCTTGAAAACCTCCGGCATGTAACTGTTGCCTAGGACGTAAACCCAGCCAGCGTTGCGGAAGAACTCCGCCGGGTTGGTCTGATTGGGGAACTGGTAGACTTCAGCTGTTTGTGTCATGATCACCTCGTGAGTAATACGAAAGCCCCGGGGTTGGTTGGTCGCCTCCCGGGGCTTTTTCGTTACTGGTTGACCGACCTCAGGGCCGGCCTTGCTCCCATCACGCGCTCTTGAATCAAGGCGTGCATGCTCATCAGTGCCGCGACGGCATCGTCGATATCCGTCAGCGCCTGTTCGCCGTATTGGCGGTCTCTCTCGTCCAGCACACCGTCCTGCAGCATCTCGCTCACCACACCCATGACATCGCCGGTTTCTCGTCCAACGGATCCGAGCGCAGCGAATGCGCAGGCAGGGGCATCGCCCACGGCTGGACGGCGAACGCCCATGAATCCGTGGCGGCGGGCAAGAGCAATTCGGGCCTCCTCGTCACCCAATTCCTCAAGCGCTGTCGCCCACGGCTCCTCGAGCCACGCAGGGAACTCGACGGCGCCGGTCGCCCAGCGTTGAACGCGCTTGTTCCAGCTCATGACCGCGTGGTCGTACTGCTCGTCGATGGTCGTGAACGAGTCGAGACATGGCAGGTCAGCCGTCTTCGCCGGGCAGGTGGCATGGGCAATGGCATTCAGCGTGCGAGCAAACTTCTCAACGCTTACGCCGCGCTGTTCGCGAAGTTGGCCCAGGGCATCACGCAACAAAGCGTCACGGCTGGGGTGTCTCAGGTCAGACATGGGCATGGTGTAGACCTTTGGGTAATCTGGATTCGTGGTTAGGCGGCGGGCTGCAGGTCGGCATACAGATCCGGGCGCAGCATTCGCCGGGAAACCTCGCCATCCGTAGCAACCTCGATGCTCTTGGCCATGGCTGCGCCAGGTGTGCGTCCACAGGCCAAGACTTGCCGCAGGTAGGCAGTAGTGGTTTCGGCCTTGGCCGCCACTACGTCGCGCTTTTCGGGCGACATGGATTGCCAGTACTGCTTAAGGGAGTCGTTCATTGATTCAGGCATCGTTAGGTACCTCCGAGGTACATTGTCATCCACTCCAAATGTACCGTCAAGGTTCTGTACCTAATAAGTACAAGTGGGCTCAAATAGAGCTCATGAAAGAGATCTCAGAAATTCGCCTTGAGAACGCCAGAACGTTAGCTGATCAAGTTGGCGGAACTGGTAGTTTTGCCTCGCGCATCGACCGTGAGCCGACCCAGGCATCGCGGTTCATGGGCAGAAACCCGACCAAGAACATCGGGGACCGGCTGGCCAGGCACATTGAGGAATGCTTCGATAAGCCGAAAGGCTGGCTAGACACCGATCATTCCGGCCGCGGCGACTCGAACGTTGCTCATCACCCTGCGCAGTTTGAGTCGAATGTTGCGCCCGCGCCGCGCATGGATGGGTATGTGCCGGTCATCTCTTGGGTACAGGCGGGGGCGTGGACTGAGGTCTGTAACGTCGAGGCTGTCAGTGACGAGATGGTGCCGCGCCCACCGGGGAGCTCCGATCGGACATTCGCGCTGCGCGTGAAAGGGCAGTCGATGGCGCCGCGCTACGAGCCCAACTTGATCATCTACGTCGACCCCGAGGTGATCCCGTTCGACGGTGATGACGTTGTGGCGGTGCTTACTGAATCAAACGAGGCGACGTTCAAGCAGTACGTAGAGGAGCCAGGCGGCGGGAAGATGCTGAAGGCCCGAAACCCAAGCTGGCCTGAGCAATGGGTCAAGATCAACGGCAACTGCGAGATCATCGGCGTGGTGGTCGCCACTATGTGGATGCGAACGCCGAAGGCGGGATGATCATCGGCCACGCCGTATGGCGCGGCGGGGCGGTTTAGCACCACTCTAGAGATAAAGGGGAACTCGATGACAGAACAAATTCAACAGCCACCATCGCCTTTTGCCAAATTTAGAGGTGAACTATCTCTCGGCGATAGCTCAGTGGATTGCTACGTTTTGGATACTGGTGACCGAGTCATCAGTCTTCGATCGGTCGTCAAGTCGATAGCTGATGCAGATAGCGGAGACCTGGCCAAATTTATAGGGGTAAATAGCCTAAAACCCTATATAAACAAAGACTTAATCCTGGCCGAACTCGTGGAGTTTTCAATACCTGGAACTCAGTTCAAGGGTTATGGTTTATCCACTTCGAATTTCGAACTCATCATACGAGGCTACGTCCAGGCCTTGTATGAGAACGTTGAAATGACGGAGCGTCAGAGGTCAATAGCCATAAAATGCGCGGTCATCAGCTCGGGCTTGACACGCATCGGTCTCGACGCATTGGTTGATGAAGCTACAGGATATCAATACGAGCGCGATGCAAATGCTCTCCAGCTAAAGCTGCGTGCGTTCATTGCGGATGAGTTAAGAGCGTGGGAGAAGACTTTCCCCGACGAGCTATGGCAGGAATTCGGGCGTCTTACGGGATGGACTGGACCGCTACATAGTCGTCCGCAGTGGTGGGGGAAGCTGGTTATCGAACTCATCTATGACACCCTGGATCAGGATGTGGCCAAATACCTGCGTGAGAATCGTCCAGAGAGAGGTATACATTGGCATCGGCAACTAACTGAAAATATTGGAGTTAGAGCTTTGGTGTCTAGGTGCTGGGAGGTTGTAGGTCTAGCGAAGAGCTGCCACGACATCCGTGAGCTCAGAGAAAAGGTGGCTCAGCATTACGGCCATGATGTCGTCCAGTTCACAATGAACCTGCCGAAAGCTCGGTAGGCAGCCTTTCACCCAAATTACTAGAGACCCGCCACTCGGCGGGCTTTTCTTTGTCCACCACCCTGATCCCTCCTACCGATCCGCCTTGGGCGGATTTTATCGAAGCGAATCTCTAGCCCATTCAACTGCTTAGCCATCTTCGGTTTCGCATGTACCAAAAAAGTTCTTTTCTATGGTTGACGATGTACCTAAACGGTACTTTAATAGGTTCCAAGAGGCGCGGATATGTACCTCAATATGGACGCAACGGACAGCGCCCAAACGGCCAGGACGGCCACGCTCTTTAAAAACCAGGTAGCCCCAACAGCACGTAGCGTGGAGAGCGCGAGGGCCGAGGGGATTACGCCGACCGGGGCTGTCGAAATACCGGTCAGCTTGCCGCTTCTAGCGAGGCGGCATTCGGAAGGGTGAATGCGCAGGCTGATGCGCTCGTTAACTGAACGCCTGGTGCTGGCAATGCCACTGGCAACCATATTGTGCGGGTCGACGCGAGCACCGCGTAGTCGATCAGCCGGTTGGATTCCGGCCACCCTTCACGAATGACAACCAGCAAGGAGAGGGTGATGAGCAAACGATACTTCAAACTGGATCAGCCGTATCCGGAAGGCCACGATCTGGCGATTCACGGCACACCGATCGGGGCAATGCTGGCGCACGTCAGGAAGCGCAAGGCTTTGTCGGCGGCAATTAAACCGCTGGAAGACGAGTTCGACGGAGTGGTGGTGTTTCGGGATGGTGTCCACGTCGCAGGGCTGAAACTGAACAACTACCCGAGCCGCGAAGATGCCGAACTATGGCGAAAGCCTGAGCGTCAGTATCCGTATCACAGCAGCCTGCGAACGCCGACCGCTTTGAAGGGCAAGGCGAACGCTGAGAGTCGCGAGAAGTTGCGCGCTATGCATAAGCGGTGGGACGAGATTGTCGGTCAGTGCCCGAAGATGAGCAGTGACGATCAATGGCTCATCGCCGGTCGTCGCCAGCTCGACCTCGTATTCGGGGGCGCGCAAATGGCCGCTGACTATGAGGAAGGCGCCATCTACTTCGCGGCATCGGTCGAGCCAGATGGAGTGCCGTTTATGGAGATCACGGGTAGCGAGTTCGATGCCGCTGTTGAGCGAGCCATCAAGCAGCGTGCCGAGGACTACCTGGAAGAATCGCGATCCGCTGCGTAGTGCGGCCATGAGCCTCCGCCTGGGCCGGAATACAGGCGGCACCGATGAGCGCATTTCCTGCACCGCCCCGCCGGGGAGTGCGTTCATCGGTGTGGAGGCAGAACGCAAGCGCAGCGCTATCTAAGCCTGAATGCTGGGAGTAACGGACGGCGTAGTACGTCCGCCGCCGGTGGCGCCACTGGCCGTTGAAATCCTGAGAAGCACCAGCGGCGCCCGCAGCGCTATATCTGCGGGCATTCTGAAAGCCCTTGATCCAGTGATGACGCCGCTGGTTCCGCGTCATGGACGTAAGTCGAGGGCTTCCAGAAGTTCCCAGCGTACTTGCCGCCTCCGGGCGGCTTTTTTACGCACCGATCACACCCGCCGCGTCCCAGCGGCAACCCTTCGCCCGGCACCCAGCCGGGCTTTTCTATTCCAGGAGGCGACATGAACGCCATCGATCGACGCGCCGCGGTCAACGAGTACCGGGCGCAGCGCCGCTATGCCGGCAAGCCGGTAGTTGACAGCGACAAGCCCGTCATCGGCTGTCGCCTGCCTACCGACAACATCAACCGAGCGCGGCTGGCCGACTTCTACCGCCGGCGCCACGAGCGTTTTGCTGCTGAGCAGCTGGGGGTGGCGTCGTGATCAGCGAGATCACCACCCTGGCCGGCCAGTATGCCAGAGCCGGCGATGACTACCGATTCTCTCGAGACTATCTGATCTGCGCCGCCCGGCACGCGCTGGACGCCGAGGGCTGCAGCGGTACGTCTCACATCATTCTGGTTCGTGCCGCTCTTGGCTGCGCCGTTATCTACGCGCCGACCAAGGGCCGGTCCACAGCCGAGGAACAAATCAACCCGCTTATCGCCCAGTGCGAGGCGCGGATGAAGGGGGTTCATTGAGATGAGCACAGTCGAACGAGACCTCGCTGACTACGAGCGCCGGATTGACGACCGGACGAGGTATGACCTGGCACTTGGCCGGCAGACCGACGACCTGATCGACGTGCTACGCGGTGGCGACGGGTTCATGAACTGCAACCGCGGCGAGGCGATCAGCCGGATCGACGAGGACGAGATAACGAAGCTCGTCACCGACCTGGCTCTGGCCGAGAGCCAAGAAGAGATCAAGCACGCCGCTTGTGCGCTGCGCCGCGTCGTCTACGACGAGATCAGCGGCATGTGCAGAGAGGTAGCGCGGAGGAAGTTGGAGCGGAGGGACGCGGCATGAGCGATACCCCGGAACAATCGCGTGGCGTCGACCATATGGCGCTATGGGACCGCGTTAAGACAACGCCTGAGTCAGCGACGAAGCGTGCCAACGTCAACGGTCAGCAGATCACATCGATCGACACCATCCACATGATCCGCATGGCGACCCGTGAGTTCGGGCCAATGGGGATCGGCTGGGGTTACACCATCGAGGAGGAGCGCTTCGACCAGGGTCAGCCGTACTTCGACGACAACGGCGCTCTGGTAGCGCACGAACAGACGCACACGGTCAGGCTACTGCTTTGGTTCATGCATGGCGGCCAGCGCGGGGAGGTCACTCAGTACGGCCACACCCGCGCGTTCTATAAGTCGAGCATGGGCAAATGGGTGACAGACGGCGAGGCGCCGAAGAAATCCACGTCGGACGCCATGAAGAAGTGCCTTTCGCTTCTCGGCTTCTCTGCGGACATCTTCTCGGGTCTCTACGACGACCAAGGCTACGTCGAGGCTCGCAGGACTGAGGAGCGGCTGGAGAGGTCGGACAACTTCGATGCCGAACTTGATCAGCTTCGCCAGGAGTTCAAGGCGTGGGTCGAGCGGCAGTCGGACATGCTCCGGAACAAGATCCCGCACCCGCGCAGCATCGAGATGGTCGGCGGCAAGGCGCTGGCCCAGCTTGGCGATCGGGCCAGCATCGCGCGGCTGGATGAACAGACGGTCGACGTAGCGCGGAAGCAGCTCGAGGCTGCCAAGCAGTACGGCGTCGACCGAGTGATGCGCGAGAGGAAGGAGGCAACGCTCGCTCAGAACGAAGAACAGCAACCACAGGAGAGCAACCATGGCTGATACCGCCGAAAAAATGAAACAGCAGGAGCCCTATGGCAACGAGTTGATCGAGTTGACGCGCGTGGATCAGGCGCTGGCCGAGCTGCGCGCCAAGCATGGCAACGTGCCGGACTACACGTCCGCCGAGGGCTACAAATCCGGCAAGGCCTCGATCAAGGAGCTGACCGGCTACCGTACCGGAACAGACAAGGCGCGACTGGCGATCACGAAGCCGCACCGCGAATTCATCGAGCGAGTGAACAACTACGGAAAATCGCTCATCGCCGAAATCGAGAAGCTCGAGCAGCCGCACCGCGACGCGAAGCAGATCGTCGATGAAGCCGAGCAGCGCAAGAAGCAAGAGCGGATTGCTCGGCTGCGCCAGCGGATTGCTCGCGAGATCACAAGCTATCTCGACACGGCCCAAGGGCTCGACTCTTCGGCTCTGGCCGAACTCTATGATCAGGCGCAGGGCATAGACACCGGCGACTATTTCGACGTGACCCAGGAAGCGGAAGACGAGCGGGCCCGGGTCATCAATGAGATCAGCGCCATGCACGATGCCGCTGTGCAGCGCGAGCAGCTCGCCGCCGAGCAGGCTGCCGTCGAAGCCGAACGTCGCCGGCTGCGCGAAGAGCATGAGCGCCAGGAGGCAGAGCGCGCCGAGTTGGAAGAGTTGCGGCGCTTCAGAGCCGAGCAGGAAGCGCAAGCCGCGCGCAAGGAGCCAGATCCGACACCCGAGCCGAATCTGGCTGCGCCCTGGCCTCGCGAACCTGCAATCAGCCAGGACGAACGGACAGAGGCCGAAACATCCTGGGCTGACGAAGAGGAATGGGCTGCCACGGCGGCGAGTGGCGGCGAGTCGAACTGGGACGCCGCTCGCGCGGATCTCATCGACGCTGGGCTCGATTGGCAGTCCGCCGAAACCGCGGTTCAAGCGATCTTCGACGGAGCCGTTCGCCACGTTGCTTTCGATTCGGGAGCGTGACATGGCCACATGCAAACCCCGCGATAACTACCGCCCGTGGACGCGAGAGGAGCTTGACCTGGTCGAGACCGCAATCATTCGTGACAACCGGCAGTACGCCGAAATCGCCGCCGAGTTGGGCAGAAGCGTGAAAAGCGTCCGAGGCGCGGCTCAGCGAATCGGTGTTTCGGCGTGCCGCCGCCATTGGCGATCGCCGGACTGGTCAAAGCTGGATCGTAAGATCGTCGACATGCTCGAGTGCGAGCTGATGACGCCACGCCAGATAGCCGACAAGCTCACGGCGCTCGGGAATCCCGTCCACAAGGACACCATCTACCGCCGCATCGCGGCCATGCCCCACAACATCCGCGAGCGCGCCCGCCGCAACGGCACGCGCATCAGGGTTGCCACCGGCGAGCGCGTGCAGCGCCGCCGCAAGCTCGCCGCCGCCTGATTCATCGACGCCCAGTCGGCGGTGGCGTGTAACACCGACAGCATCCGACACACCATCTCTAGGCTCCATCCCGCGATTGCAATCGCTGGGACGAGTCGACCGCGCCTTAGCGGTAGGTGTGGGCGGTGCCGTATGCCCCACGAGACGGGGCCATCGAATTCAAGGAGGCCGCCATGGCCTACATCTCCATCATCGTGCTCGGCGTGTGCTTAGCGCCGTGGCTTCGCCGCCGCGTGCTCAATTGGTGGACGGATGTTGAGCAGTCAATCGCGGATGACCCGAACGGCTGACGCCGACCCAATTTGATTGACCGCCGAGTGCGGTCGTTTTCGTTCTGGAGGATGCCATGCATTTCACCGAGCCACAAAAGCGCCTGCTGGATTGCATGCGCACCACAGGGCAGAAGGTCAATTTCTTTCGAGGGGGGGGGTGGCGACTTTTTGACGGCTCCAAGGTGCATCACAGAACCGTCGAATCGTTAGCCAGCCGGGGCTACTTGATGCCGGCGGCGAATGATCTATTCGGCGGTGACGTGACCGCCTACCAACTATCCGATGAGGCCGCCTGATTGGCGGCCTTCTTGATTCTGGAGGTCGCATGCCACGCGCCTATTACAACGAGATCGACCCATATGCCGCGCAGTGGCTGCGAAACCTCATCGAGGCCGGCCACATCGCACCCGGCGACGTAGACGAGAGAGATATTCGAGATGTCTATCCCAGCGACCTGCATGGCTACACCCAGTGCCACTTCTTCGCCGGCATTGGCGTCTGGTCCCTCGCCCTTCGCCGCGCCGGATGGCGAGACGACCGACCCGTTTGGACCGGTTCTTGTCCCTGCCAACCTTTCAGCGCGGCAGGCCGCCGATCTGGATTTACTGACGAGCGGCACCTTTGGCCAGCCTGGTATCACCTCATCAGCGAGCGCCGGCCTGGCGTCGTATTTGGAGAACAGGTTGCGAGCCAAGACGGCCTCGGTTGGCTCGATGTTGTTCACGCTGACATGGAAGCGGCGAACTACGCCGTCGGGTCTATCGATCTCTGCTCTGCGGGGGTGGGCTCGGACAATGGACGACAGCGGCTGTACTTCGTGGCCGACGCCGACCGTCAACGATTCCCGCGGGGGTCGCAACCTCACAGCAGGGCGCAAGAACCCCGACAGCAAGCACCACAGCGGCGTAACGCTCGTGGATGCGGCGAGGATGCACAGCCTTCCTCGATCGAAGTGGTCGGCAAAGACGGCAAACGTCGGCGGCTTGAACCCGGAGTTGAGCCGCTGGTTGCAAGCTATCCCGGCCGAGTGGACCAACTGCGCGCCTACGGCAACGCGATCAACGCGGAAGCGGCGGTGACGTTCATCCTCTCCTATCTCGACGTTTCATGCCTGGCCGGCACATGCGCCGGCCACCCCAGCGAGGAGTCCTAACCATGTGGTTCAAACACCTTCACCTCTTCCGCCAGCACAACGCCGAGGCGATCGCGCTGGAAGACCTGGAAGCCGCCCTGGCCGAATTCGCCTTCCGGCCCGTGTCGCCACGAGAGGCGCGCCGCGTCGGCTGGACCACTCCCGCCGGCAAGCGCAGTGAAGTCCGCATCCACGAGATCCAAGGCCACCGCTTGATTGCCATGCTGCGCCAGGAGCGATTGCTACCCGCCGCCGTGGTCAACGAGGAAGTCAGCGAGCGCGCCGAGGCCCGCGAGCTTGCCGAAGGCCAGCCGCTCTCCCGTCGGGAACGCCAGCTGCTCAAGGAGCAGGTGCTCGAGGAGCTGCTACCCCAGGCGTTCACCCGGTCACAGCGGGTCGAGCTCTGGTGGGACACCACCCGCAACCTGATCGGCATCAACGCCTCCAGCCGCAAGCGCGCCGAGGAGGTGCTCGACCTGCTCCGCCAGACGCTGGGCTCGCTCAAAGTCACACCGCTGGCCACGAAGACACCGCTCGGGCGTGGCATGACGGCCTGGCTATCCGATCCCGGCCAACGCCCCGCCAGCCTGCTGCTGGGTGATCGCGTCGAGCTACGCGCCGCCGAGGATGAAGGCGTCATCGGCGCCCGCTCGGTCGACCTCGACAGCGCAGAGATGCAGAGCCTGCTCGAGGGTGGCCGCCAGGCCAGCAAGCTGAGCATTGGCAGCGAAGGCCAGCTTCGCGCCGTGCTGCATGACGACCTCGCGCTCAAGTCCCTGCAGTTCGACGACGCTCTACTCGACGAAGCCAGCCAGACCGACGACGGCGACGACCCGGTGGCCAGCCTCGAAACCGACTTCGCACTGATGACCGCCGCCCTCGGCACCTTCACCGACCAGCTGATCGAGTGGCTGGGCGGGGAGGCCGAGCCACACGCACCGACACCGTAACGATACCGCCGGCCCCGCCAGCCCGGCGACGACCAATTCATAGGGGGAGCTATGGCACAGATCAATCGAGAAGGAACCGTCAGATTCGGCGACGCCAGCCTGAATATCTGGGAAGAGCCAAACGGTTCTGTTTGGGGGGAGTGGGGGCGCCTGTTCAAGGTGCAGGTCTTTAAACGAATCATCCAGCAGTTGAATCGCCTGGGCTGGACAGTAGGGCCATGGGATAAGGCAGAGCAATTTGCCGCCATCGCAGACAGCCATCGGACCTGCCGAAAGGGCAATCTGCAGGGACAACTAGAACTATCGGGCCGCTGCATCAAATTCGAGATGTGGCAGGACGTGGCCAACATCGACCGGGAAGACGGACAAGGCCGATACGAGTTCGACAAAGAAAAGCGGATGCCGTACCTGCTATGGCTGGAGATGGAGCGAACCCGGCGCCGACTGCGTGATTACCTTTGCAACGTCTTCTCCGGATACGAGTTCAACGACTCTCCGCGCGATGGTCGCAACGCGAAGCGCGGGCCGGGTGCATTGACCGCGATGGAGTGGGTTAATCAGGAAACCCGAAACTGCTGGCACTACGATCACGAGATCGGTCGACGTGGCGGAGAGGATCGGTGTGGGAACAATCGTTCGGCCGACGGTGCAACCATCCGGCACGGGTCGCGCGTCTACACGACTGATTATTCCGGACGGATGGTAGTTGGCATTGCTCACTACAACATCAACAACATGTGGTGGGTGGTCACTGGCAAGTACGGCGTCACCAACGAGACCAGCTTTTGCATCTACGTCAACAGCCCTGGCGATCTGCGGAGGAAGCGGAACGAAGGCCGCCGCAGGAAGCGCCTTGAGCAGGAGCTGGCCAAGGCCGTAAAGGCAATGGACTTCCGACGCGCCGAGAAGCTCAAGCACATCCTCTTCCCCGCAGGCGAGCAGCTCTACCTGATCTGGCACAAGGGCCACGGTGCTTACCATGGCGCTGGCGCGAGCGGCTACACCAGCAACCCTATCGACGCCGGCAAGTTCACCTGGGATGAGTTGGGCCGCTTCCGCCCATCCGATGGGAGTATGGAGGACAGCCTCAGCAAGATCGTGCCCGCCTGCAAAGCGGGCGAGGCGGTGGCCGCATGACCACAACCACATCTCACCACACGCCGGCGCCCGCCGGCGTTTCTGTTTTGGAGCCCGCCATGGCGAATCAACTACCGGTCACGCCCGAGGAAGACGAAGCGTTCGAGGCGCTGGCTAGGCGTAACGACGAACTGGAAGCCGAGAAGCACACGCTGGCGACCGTCGCCGATCAGCAAGAGAGGAAGATCGAGCAGTTGACGCTGCGCATTCACGATCTGACTTGGCGGCTCAAGAACGATCGGCAGCAGCGGTCGGCTGCGATTGAGAGTGCGGCGATTGGAGAGCAAGAACGTGCCGATGCATTGGACGCTCATCTTGATCGGTTCATGGACGCCACGGACGAAGTTGCCATGGCTGACGATGATTGGGTCGAGAATTTGCAGAGAGTGCGCAATGACAGCCCTGCAACGAGCTTAGCCCAGCTCAAGGCGCGGGTGGCTCATGAGGCCGTTCATGCCGCGTGCCGTGCTGCAATGCCTGGCCCGCCCAACCCGCCTGACGACCCGCACCCCGACTACATCGCGTTCTGCGAAGGCGTCACATCGGTGCTCGATGCGTATGAGAGTATCGTAGCGGGAGGTAGCCATGAATAAATACCCGACCGAAGCGGCGTATCTGGCCGCGTGCAAGGCCATCGAGAAGCACCGGAAACGGGCCGATACAGCGGAACTCGAACGCGATGCGTTGATGGTGAGATATGCGGCGCTCGCTGAGGAACTGCGCGGCATAATCCAGGACTCAGATGGCGTCGCTGGCTACCACCTGAATGGTGATATCGCCGCCTGGGGCGAATTCGATATCGAAGCTTTGCTGGAAGATCCAGGCGCTGACGCCCCCGAAACCAGCCTAGCCCAGTTAAAGGCGCGGGTGGCGGCCGGAGGATTTGCGCAAGGGCTTCGGCAAGCGGTCAGGATATGCGAGTCATACGCTAACGAGCACGACAACGAAGATCGCGCATTCGGCGCCCGGGCTGTCTCAGGCGTGATGAAGGCGCAGGCAGGTAAAGCCGACGTGGTAGCAGCGGGAGATGAGTCATGACCATCACCGCCTCGCCGCTCTGCTGGCCGCCGGGAAAGCCTCGAACGCCACCGAGCGACCGCAAACCCGGCCGCTTTGGAAAGCGCAACTCGAACGGCTGGGGCCTCAAGGAGCTGACACTGGCCGAGGGCCGAACCCGCGTGCTTTCTGCCCTGGATCGATATACCCGGGCGGGCCATCCCTACCGGGTGCCTCCGGACACGATCATCATCAGCTCAGACCTGGCGCTTCGGAATGACGGTCTGCCGCGCTCTGGCCAGCGTGAGCCGAAAGACCCGGGCGCCGCGGTCTACTTTGAACTGGATGGCCAGCAGCAGTGCATCCCTTGCGACGTCTATACCAGGATCGCCGACAACCTGGCGGCCATCGCGGACGTGATCGAGTCACTGCGCACCATCGAGCGACACGACGCTGGCCTGATGCGCGCGGCGTTTACCGGGTTCGCGCAGCTGGCAAGCCCGGAGGCGATGGGGAGACCGCACTGGCGCACGGTTCTCGACACCGACAGCCAGCACCTGATTGAAGTACAGGCGGCGTACCGGCGGAAGCTGCGCGAGACCCATCCGGATAGAGGCGGAAATGCCGATGCTTTCCACGCAGTGCAAGAGGCGTGGCGCCAGGCGGAGGCAGAGCTGGGGAGGGAGCAATGAAGATCGGAAAATACGACCGGCCAGTCGGCCGGAAGCACCATAAGCAAAACCCGAACAGCCTGCGGGCTATTGCTCACCGACACGGCATGGCGTTGGGCACGCTCAAGAGCCGTGTCCACCTGCTCCAAAAGGCCGGCCACAGCCGCGACGACGCGATACGCATAGCGATCGAGACACCGGTGGGGCCGCGAGGGCGCCCGAGGAGGGAGTGATGCTGACACCACTCGAACAGCACTGCCTGGATGCAGTGAAGAAATGGGGTGGCGAGATGCCAACCTACGTCGTTAAGAACGCGGTTCGCCGGGATCAGAAATTGAAAACTGTGGCCACGCCGAAAGTACTTAGCGCCATGAAGTCGCTTGAGCAGAAAGGGTTGGTCAAGCAGGCCGACCGGAGCCAGCGGCAGTATGTGTGGGCACTGCCGCGGGAAACCGGCGAATAGCGCCCTGGTCACTTATCGATAATCACACGCCGCCTAGAGCGGCTTTTTTACGCCTGGAGTATGGGATGAACGCCGATCTACTCACGCCCCGGGACGTCAGTCGACGGCTCGGCATCAGCGCCAGCAAGGTCTATGCCGTGAAGGAGTCGATCGGCTACGTCGCCTTGGGGCGTAACATCCGATTTGAGCCTGACGCGGTGCAGGCATACATTGACCGCTGCAAGCGCAGCCCCTCCGAAGGGGAGAATCAACAATGGGCGTCACCGTCCGCTATCGTGCGTCCCGCGAAAGGTGGGTCGTCACTGAGACGAATGGATCCGACAGAAATCAAACGACGTTTAGAACAGAGGAGGAAGCAGAGCAGTTCGCCAGCAAGCGCCGGACAGAGATAGGCGATGCGTTATATCACGGCAAGATGGGGCGAAAGCCGCGCTATACGTTCGCCGATGGGCTGATGCGCTGGATCGATGAGTACGACACCAGTAGCCAGGCCAGCAACATCAACAACGTGGCCGAGTGGTTTGGCGAGCATGCGCCGGATGCGGTGCTGGGGATCGAGACGCTGGACGCAGCACGCAGAATGCAGCGCCAGCTTAGGAAAGCCGGCAAGAGTCAGTCGACGATCAACAATCGAACCCAGGTTGTGAAGCGTGTGCTCTCGCTGGCGTTTCGGGAGTGGGATTGGCTGGATGAACCGCTGGACGGAAAGCTGAGGAAGCCGACACCGAAGAACGCGAGGCAGGTCTTCTGCACAGTCGATGAGCTTCGCGAGTTGCTATCCGCAGTTCCCGAGGAGTATGCCGAGGAGAAGAAAATAATCGCTCTGGCAGCGGTAACCGGCATGAGGCGCGGCGAGATACTGGCGCTCGATCAGAGCAACATCCATGGAAACCGCATCATCTTGAAACCGGGCCAGACCAAAAGCGGCAAGGCAAGGGTGATCCCGCTTCCAGGCGACGGCGCGGCCCTCACAGATTCAGTGCCGTTCGTGACGACGCCACATCGGCTGAGGAAGGCATTTGAAGCGGCGAGGATAGCGATCGGTAAGCCGGGAGTGAGGTTTCACGATCTACGTCACAGCTACGCATCGATGCTGGCCGAGGCAGGTGAGGCAATGACAACACTGAGGGATTTGCTGGGCCATAGCAGTCTGATCGTGACGAGTCGATACGCCCACATGTTCGACTCAAGGCTGGATCAGGTGGCTGGCAAGCTGCCAACCTTCCGCGACCAAACTGCGACCAGGAGCATCATTGCCGAGGGACTAAAACCCGTAAACCATTGA